TAGTTACAGGTCCGGGCCATCGTCGCTCGTCACGCGAGTGACCCACGCCTGCCCGAGCTTTATTTGGTGTTCGCAGCCGCACGGCTGGCGACGTGGTTGATCGCAGTGGCATTCGCATTCAATATCAAACCCGCACTGGCCGCAGAAATGGCTCTGGCAGTCCAGATCGTGTTCGATGTGCGGTGTCTCTTGTCCCTGCTCTCGTGGGGGATCGAACGAGGCGAGGAGCGCATCGAGCCTCTTGATAATCGATCTGGTCGGGCCGAACGGCGGGACGTTGCCAACGCCATACGTGCGCTCGTCAAGGTGTTGTAGTTCCTGCCTGAACTCTTGCAGCGTTACCCTGGCGACGACATCGGCCACATCGTCAAGCGTGGTGCCGTTGGGATTACCATCGGGCAATTGCCTCACATGCTCAGCCTGCGCGGCTCGTCTCGCCGTCTCTCGGAGGGTCTCGATCCTCCCCGTCTGCTGTACGTCCTGTGTCTCGCTCATGAGAAATTACGTCCTTGAAAGTAAAGTCTTAGTCCTGCGCTGCGCTCGCGGAGGGCGTTACCGAGTGCCGCTTAGCTCACACACCGTGCCTGCTCGTGGCCGCCAAATAACAACCACCGACGCGAAGAAGCCGCTGGCGCGATACGGGCCACCGGTGAGAAACCGTACACGGCCTCTCAGGTAGCGCACCTCAGCGTCTCCACTTAAAACGTCGTCGTGCCACCACGAGAGGTCTGTAGACGCCGGCAATAAACCCACGATAATCTCCGCGTCGTTGCGCGACTCTCGCGCCTTGCGCGTCCATGCGTAAATCTCGCGGCCATACGGAGGATTCAGCCACACGCGATGCCCTTGCCACGACTGAAACAACCCGTCTTCGGCCTCGGTGAAATATCGCGGAAGCTTCGCGTTCTGTGGCGTAGCGCACGCGTCGAGCGTGAACCCAAACTCAGCCTGGAGCGGATCGAACACCTCCGGCGGCGTGGCCCACTCTCGGCCATTACCGTTGTAGCGGCCGTTATTCCGCGTGCGCGCGGCCCCAATCACGGACGGATTCTCTGTCGCGGCAATTGTTCTCATCGTCAGACTTCTCTCGGTGCATGAACTAACGCGCTCTCGTTAACGACCACCGCGAGCGCAGCGCTAAGCTAATTTCCTCTTCAACGGCACGACATCCGCTCTCACGCGAGGCTTCCGTTGTTGGTTGTCGAGTTCGTGAACCTGCGCAATGCGTCGACCGATCCATGCCATACAGGGCACCGCCATCGAGTTTCCGAGCGCCTTATATCGCGGGCCATCGGCTGCGAGCTTGCCGCGATAGGGAATCAGCGTGTAATCATCTGGGAAGCCTTGGAGGCGTTCGCATTCTCGAGGCGTCAGTCGTCGAACGGCCATCCCTTGCACCACGCCGTTGTGGCGTCGGCTTCCGTTATTGCTATCTAATGTCGCGTGCGCGTCGACCTGCCGAACACCACTCTGTGACGACTGAAAGCCGATCGCCATTGAATGCCCGTAGGTATCCAGTGGTCCGGTCTTGTAGCCGTATTGGATGACGTCGCTTTGACGCGCATCGAACGCGATCGCCATTGATGGCCCAGCCTTCAGGGTTGGGCAGAAATCGTTCTCGATCGGCATCGACGTCGTGTGATCGCCAGCGGTTTGATGGGCGAAAGCGATCGGCACTAATGGCGTCCCTCGTCCGGTGCCATCTTCTGAGGCATCGAAGCCATCGGCACGGAGGGAATGCGCGATGAATTCCTGCTCATTGGGGTCCAGGCGTCCCGTTGCTGTCTCGCAGGCCGTCAGGGCGCGGCTAACGGGCTCACAGTGAATCACCCCACCATCGCAGTCGAAATCGGTGCCGAGTCCGCCACCTGCTGAAGTGCGCGATGCAATGGTGCCGGTAACTCTCTGCCCCGCTTCTCGGCTCGGCGGAGAATCCCCGCGCACGCTCGCGCTGTCAAAAAGAACCGCTGCGGCACGTTGCCAGCCTCGAGCACTTGCGACAACGAACACACGCTTGCGTCGTTGGGCCACTCCGAAGTGCTGAGCGTCCAGGACTCGATAGGCCCACCCATACCCGAGTTCGACCAGTCCCCCGAGGAAGGCTCCAAACGCCCGTCCGTCGTCTGCTGACAACACGCCGGGCACGTTCTCCCAGACCAACCACTCGGGCCGATAGCGGTCAGCAACGGCAAGATACGTAAGGGCCAGATTGCCACGCGGATCAGCCAATCCCTTTCGGAGGCCGGCGACGCTGAACGATTGGCAGGGAGTTCCGCCGACGAGAAGATCGAGAGTTGCATCGGGCCAGTCCTTGAACTTGGTCAGGTCGCCCCAATTCGGGACGGTCGGATAGTGGTGCGCCAGCACGGCGCATGGGAACTTCTCAATTTCCGAGAAGGCAACAGCATGCCAGCCGAGCGGATGCCAAGCGACCGTGGCGGCTTCGATCCCGCTGCACACGCTCAAGTACTTCACGCTTGCTTCCTCGCCAACTTCAGTACCCGCACCGCACGTTTGACCTTGACCTTCTGCTGCTTCTCCGCGTGTCGCTGGACAATCGGGGGTACCTTCGCCGGGGTAATGGCGGTCCCCTCGTCATTGACTAGTAGTGGTGTCGTCGGCTGCTGGCATCGGATGCACTGCCGATGCCACACGCCCTCCACGAGTACGCGGGTCCAGTCGGAGGAGTGACCGAAGAAGCAGAGAAAGCTCATCGCGTCACCTTCTGTCGTCGCTTCGACATCTTCCCGTTGTGATAGGCCGCCTCATAGATCGCATTCGCCGCGGCTCGAGGAACGTCAGGAAACAGCCGGCAGATGCGATTGATCGCCTCCCACTTCTTGCCGCGTCCGGCTTTGAGGCCACCAGCCACCGCGCGGGGATCACCGGGTACGAAGGAACCCGCGGTGAGGCCGCTCATGCCGCCCTCCCGCGTACTTCATCCTTCAACGCTTCCACCTGGGCCGGCGTGGTCACGAAACGAATCGGGATGCCCTTGGCGATCCACTTGGCTTGATCCTTCGTGAGTTCCCCACCCTTGGATTTCCAATCGACCGCGAGTACGGTGGTGCCCCACACCAGCAGGCAGTCGATCACGCCGCCGATATGGGCGACCACGAAGCCGATCGACTCCGCATAGGCGCGTAACTCTTTGGCGGTGTTATCCACACGGGCAGCGCGTCTCATGACTTCGCTTTCATCGGGCACGACGCCTTAAATCCGAAGAAGCCGTGATCCACCAAGTCCCACGCCACCGACGTTTGGCAAAACTGGCACTGGCGCATATCTCCGTTCGCGATGGTGGCGGCTCCGAAGCACGCCAACCGCTTCATGCGGCCCTCCCACGACTCGCCCACATGACTCGCGCGCTCGCACGCCTTCAGCGCCTCGATGGCTTCGACCACGGCATCTTCAAGCGGCGTCGAATCGGCGGGATCGTGATCCATCAACTTCAGCCAATTCTCGAGCTCCGTGATTGCATTCATGCCGCGCACCCGCTCCTGTTCCGACAAATCCGAATCTCTACCGCGCGCTCTTTCATCTTCGACGCCGACGAGATCAACCAGGCTTCCGCATGGTCGATCTCGTCCCCCGTCGCAAAGCGGGTCATCTTGTAGCCCAACTGGCCCGAGATCACGCGGCCTTGGGACCGCTCCGCGCACATGCGCACCACGCGATCTGAGGTGTGCAACCGTGTCGAGAGCGCCGAGCCTTTGTGCCACTGGCCGTCCTGGAGCTGCTCGTAGAAGCGATCCATCATCTCGGCGGCTTTCCGATGGACTCGCGGGAGTAAGAGATTCAATTGAGCGGTCATCATGTCCCCTTCACCACGTGCGGGCCGAGACGCTGTAAGAGAGGCGTCATTTCATCGCCATCTTTCGACTCAGCTTCTCGGCAAACTCGCGGAATTGCGCGGCCAGTTCTTCGCGGCTTACTCTCTGATCCAGCCCAGTTCCAGGTAGACCGTGCGCTTCGCCTCCTCTGGACTCATCCCCGTCGCGATCAGCGAACGTATCCGGGCGGCGGCGTCCAGTTGCTGCACCGCCATCGGTGTCGCGGTAGTTCGGCTGACTATCGCGATCGACGGCTTCGGGGGCGTCGGGGGTTCGTCGTCCCACCGCCGATTGCGAATCCACGTCTTCGCGTGTGGGATGTATTCCGGCTCCCGCGTCTCGAAGATCGGAATCTGCCAATCGAGGGCTTTGTGAATCGGTTCCTCGTCCTCTGGCGTCACATGTTTCTTCCATGCTTGTTCCGCTTCCAGCTTGCCGACCTTGCGGGGCCAGCGGACCCAGAAACCCTGGAATCCGTGGGCTAACTTCTGCGTCAGTTGAAAAAGAAGCGCCATTCATGTCCGTCCTCATGGTGCGTGCGTGTCCGACTACTCGGGTGTGTCCTTCGGAGCCCACGACTTCAGCGGGTAGGTGTCGCGAATAATTACTTCAGTCTTAGCGCGGCGTGGATGGCCCTCAGGCCAACGGTGATGCCATTGCTCACAGGCCTCACAAATCCACGCGCTCACGCCGTCATAGACTTCGCGCAGTTCTAAACCAGTCATCGGGCCGTGCTTATCGCAATCCATCTCACACCTCAAAAGTTCACGCGGGTAGGCCTTGATACCTACTGTTTAACTTCGGGGCAAAGTCATGCGCGCTGCTTACTAGCGGATGTTTCACCGCATATCCCCTGCAGCGTGTCCATCCACACCGCCGCGTGATCGATCACTTTTGCTCGCCTTCCGGTTCCACTCGCTCCCAAAAATCCATATGGAATGTCGTCACGTGGTTCGTGCCGTCGCGACGAATCCGAACTACGTTCGGATTACGCAGAAAGCCAAACCCCACAACCACGCCTGTCGTGATGAGGTTACGGCGCTGGAGAGAGCGTGGATAAGCAGCGCTTTCACGCACCCTGTCGCCTAACGAGAACTTTTCACGAGCCGTCATCGCTCCACCTTCACTAATCGCGGCGTCATGTCGCGCTCACCGCGTAACGTCCGCACTAAAACGGCGCGGCATCTAACTGCTTCGCTTCTTCCACAATCGGATGCGCCGATGCGTCCAACCAGGGATGCACTTCCGCGTGACAGCCTTCGCAAATACCGATCACGTTGATGTGCCAATTTCCGCCGCCGTGCTGAATCTGGATGATGTGGTGGCGAATCAACTTCACCGCCCTGACACACACCCAGCACTTCAGCGAATCCAATTTCCTCGCCCTTGTGGAGCGATTAAATCGGCGTCTCCGTTCTTGAGGCGGTAGTCCCTTATCCGCCTTGCATCTCACATCGCTCCACTTGATCAAGAAGGCCAATCGAGTAGCCGGTTCTTTCAGCAGCGTCTTCATCTCTCGCCGCATCTTAATCACTGACTTATGGAAGCTATTCATACGCCCAATCCCTAGAGCCTACCGAGGGCTGAGCAGACGTATTCCTACGTATGCCCTGCCCTTCCGCCCGTGCCCTGAGGCCCACCATGACGGCAACCGGATCGCGTAATGGCACGATCACAATTCACGCTAGACTTTTCGGCTCGCCATACGATCCGGTGTCCCGCTCTGGCGCTTCGCAGCCACGGTGCGACCTCTGACACTCCCCCTGTAGGTCGCTGACAATCACGATCCGACACCCAGACGTAATATTCCCGTCGATGAAGGACCGCCTCTATGGGCCGAACCGTGTGTGAGTTGGAAGGAAGGATGGACGAGTGCTACGATAGTCAGTAGCTCTTACGTCGATTCGCTTCCGTGTCTCAACCACGGTGCGGCTTGCGTGAGGGTCAGGCGACGTAGACCCTTTGCCGGGGTTCAATCTACGTCGCCGTTCTTTTATTACCTCACAGCCCACCTTCAAACTCAAGCGAAAAGTTGCGTTTTCTCCTATGAGAAACTAAAATACGCGGCCCTCGTTTTGCAGTCCCTATCTGGCGTTCTGAGCCGCCGTCATCAACGCACTGGCGATCGTTTTGGCTTCACCGCATCGCAGGCTGATGTTCTGCACGAAGTCTGGAAGTCCATCCGATGAGCCAAGCGGCACATGCACAAACTGCACGGCCACTTCATCGGGAGCGCGGCAACCGTGCGACATGTTCGGGCGCGGGTCCGCGATGGTTGAATCAGAAATTACAAGTGAGTTGCAGCTATCCAGGTTGAATCGCATTTCCATCTTCGTGTCTCCGTTGTATGCGCCGTCTTTCCAGCGTGTCAGCCGCGTAATGCGGCCAGCTCATTTACTTGCAAACTTCTCTCGGTGCGACGACGGGACAATCAGGCCGCGACCTCCGCGAGCGCTAGCGCCATCAAACTGCAACAACTCATCTCGGTCCTACGCACGGACCACTCGGTTGCGCCCTCTGGACGCTGTTACTTCGTTTTTTTAGGCTTCAGCCACGTTTGCTCAAGGCTATTGATCGCCAGGAACACGGTTTTGACTTGATCGCGCGGCACTTTGGGGTAACAGGCGGCGTAGATCAATTGCAGGATTGCGGCGTCGTTTAAACGACCGGCGCGGATCTTCTTCATCGCATCTGCAATCGCCTGGATCGACGTGGCGATCACTTCCGTGGTGATCTCGTTCTCTGGGTCTTGCGTTACCTTTACAGCCATCTGCTCTCCTGTTGTCCGTTCACTGCCGCCACCCGCCCCGGTCGATCGAATCGCGCTCTCGGTTGCGCCCTCTCGGAGCGCAGCGCGAAAAGTCTTCTCTTCTATTTCTTCTTCTAGAGAACGATCTACTGAACGAATGAGACGGGCAGGTACTAACCCTGCTATCGGGGACTGGCGTGAGGGTTGGGATTTCAGGTCCGTCCTCGCTATTGCGTTGCGCTCCAGTAAGCCCGACGCGCTTAAGCGTCCATCGCTGCGTGTCACCGTCCACGCCGCCGCCTCATTCGCTCAATACATCGCTCAGGCCGCCGTCTGTAACTTCTTAGCGGCCTGCTTACGTTCCTTCTCGTGTCGCTCTTTCCATTCGCTCGGTGCTTCCAGCCAGGTATCAAACTCCGTGGCCGCGATCTCGAGCGTCTGCTCGATCAGTTCGCTGTATTGCTTCTTGTTGAGGGCCGCGGTGGACGGCTCCACCAACACGCGGATACCCTCCGTGAGATCAGCCCATCCGAAAATCTCGCCTAAGAGGTATTGCTTGAGCGCCGCGATCTTCCAGCCGGTCTTAGCAACAAGGGGCTGGATCATCACGTGAAAGCCTTTTTCCTGCTGTCGCGTCTTCAACCACGCTTTGTCCGCGACGAAGATCACGACTTCGGCGCCAGTGTCGCCGGCCAGTTTGGCGATCCACGCGGTGAACGGCGTCTTGAAGTCGAGACTCAACTTCCCACCAACGTGGGCAAAACCGTAGTGCGGTTTGTCGTTAATCATTCGTCGTCCTCGCCTTCATCCGCCGCCGCTTCGTTGCGATGGCTTCTAACATCCCAGTCGTTCTCGATGCCGTCCGTGGTGAAGCGGTCGAACAGGCTCTTGCGGCTCTTGAACGCGCACGGGCCATCGGCTTTCCGCTCGGTCAGAAACTCAATCTCTCGATGCCCAGAGTGAATCGACTGCGGCCCCTGGTGATGCACCTTGCAGAGCCGCATCATCAGCTCGACCTTCGTGCGAATCTGCTTGGGATCGCCGCCCATGCCCTTATCAAAGAGATGCGCGCCTTCCACGATTACGCCGTGCTTCCAGTACTCACACCCCGGCCAGCGACAGCCAATCCCGTCACGCACCCGCAATTGCGTCTTGGTGCCCAGTTCTTTGGTCTTGCGGCCATTGCGTCGGCGGATGCGATACTCCGCGAGCGATTCGCCGCTCTCGCCGAACTTGGAATTGGAAGCCGTCGCCATCTAATCCCGCCTTCTCAATTCCGCCCGCTCTCGATAGGCGCTCTCTGTGAGTTCTGAGATCGACTGTGGAGACGAGCTACCATAGAAGCGCTCCAATTTGCGCTCATGGGCGGCTTCCGCCATGGCGATGGCTCAGTTGTCGCAGAGGAACCCTCCACCACCAGAGCCATCGCCCCATGAGTCCAGCTCGTATTCCGCCGGCACAGGCGGATCGTTCTCTTCGGCGTCTTCGGCGCATTTCTCGCACCACTGGTTTGGAATGATCGCCATCAGAAGGGTGCCGCCATTTCTGCCGGTGTCGGCATAAAGGGAACCGAAGTCGGCAATACGCCAACCCATTCAGCCAGCGCACGCAACAAGCCCAGATCGGAGAGGCAGTGGTCATGCACCTTCTGCCACTCGCCAGCGGCCACCATCGCGGCCACGTCCGCGCCGGTAATGTCGTCATAGATCGGGATGCCGAGCCGGTTGCAGTAGAACCGCTGCGACTTCACATCCCGTCGCGCACCGCCGAAACTCAACTTCTCCCAGATGTCCACATGCGGCGACTTCCAGGCCGGCGCAATCACTAGTTCGGGATGCTGCACATTCAGGTAGAGCGAGCGCATCGCCAACACGACCAGATCGAACCGCTGCGAGTTGTAGCCAATCAACCGCGTCGTGCGCTCCGCGTAGCTGCCCCAGAACATCTTGAGGTGTTCGCGTTCCTCGAGCTCGTCGGCGCACAGGTAGACCGTGGGCTCACCCATCGGCACATCATGGAAGCCGAGCGCCACGATCCGATTCAGGTCTGGATCAAGCCCCAGTTTCTCGTTACGCTCAATAGTGGCTTCCTCGATGTACGCCGCCTTCTTCGCTTCGTCCTTGTAATTCGACGGAGCCTTGACCGGATCGACCCACTTCTGGGCGTCCGGATGAGGGCACGTTTCGAGATCGAGTAGACGGTTGCGCATGGCGTCCTAGAAGGGAATGTCGTCGTCGGTGATGTCACGCGAGGGAGCCACACCAGCGGCCACCGCTTCATCCGTGACGTGTCCGGGTTGCTGCGCGATCGTCTCTGCCTGATCGCGCTTATTGCGCTGGAGATATGCCTTGAGGAACTCTTGCAGCTCCGTGTCGAGCTTGACCGCCATCGCCTCAGCTTCAGCGGACACAACCTTGAGCGAGAACACAGGCACGCGGAATGTCACGCTGCCCTTCTTCCCCTCAACAAACGACTGGATATTGATGGCCTTCTTGTAGATGTCGGCACGGTGCGCCTTGCGGAACTCCATCCAGGAACCAAGCGCCGCGCCCTTCATACGGAGCGATCCGATAACGTATTCACCGCTCTCGCCCTTGAACGCGATGTAGAGGCTGGCGTTGTAATCACCGCCAGCCGCGTTCACGTCAAGCTTGATCGCCTTGTATTTGCCTTCCGCGATCAAGCCACCCTTGAAGCTCTTGACGACCAGCGTTTCTTGCGTGGTATCCCGAACCTCATTGGAATAGATGCCGCTGCTGCTGGCGTCATGCCAGCCGCGCACGCTCGCGAGTTCGTCCAAAAGGATGAAGGCGAACGGCAACGCCACTTGCATGTCCTTCCTGGAGTCCTTGTCGTAGTACTTGATCTCGCCCTTGTCGCCGCTCCACTCAAACCACCTCGTAGACGGATTCGACAGGTGCTCACTCGGATTGCTACGGCTCACAGTTCCCCCTTAATCAGTGCGTCCATTTCGAGCCGATAGCCGTCCCGCTGCCCATCGGTCAACATCCCCCACGGCAACGCGAGACTCCCGATGTAGAGCGTCCGCGCCCGATACAGCAACTGCGCGGTCGAGTCGATCAGTTCATCCACCGCCGCCGCTTTCGCGCGCTGAATACTCTCGGCTGAGACCGGATACATGTCGATCACCTGTGCGCCCATTACCGTCTCCTCTCATTCATCGCATCGCGTTCACGGCTGGCGACTACGAGCGGGTGATGATTGGCCATCGCGCAATCCGCCGCGTACCACGTGCCGTGAATGTTGATGTTCGCGGCGTCGTCGTTGTGGCCAATGCATTGCTCGTCACCACAGGCGCACGCGAAGGTGGTTTCGTCCTCGAGCGGTGATTCGTCGCGCTCGATCTGGTTGTGAGTGTGGCTTCCGTAGCTCATACGCGCTTCGCTTTCTTCGCGGTCTTGGCCTTTGATCGCGGCTTCGCCTTCGGTTTCTCTGATGCCTTCATGGCTACGTGCGCTTTTGCGGAGTCGTCAAGGAGCGGCTTCCAGGGCCCGCCCCAGACACCGGAGATCGTGCCGCCCCTGACACCGGAGATCGTGCCGCCACTGACACCGGAGATCGTGCCGCCCCTGACACCGGAGATCGTGCCGCCCCTGACACCGGAGATCGTGCCGCCACTGACACCGGAGATCGTGCCGCCCCTGACATCGGAGATCGTGCCGCCCCAGACATCGGAGATCGTGCCGCCCTTGACACCGGAGATCGTGCCGCCACTGACACCGGAGATCGTGCCGCCCCTGACATCGGAGATCGTGCCGGCCCAGACATCGGAGATCGTGCCGCCCTTGACACCGGAGATCGTGCCGCCACTGACATCGGAGATCGTGCCGCCACAGACACCGGAGATCGTGCCGCCACTGACATCGGAGATCGTGCCGCCACTGACGCGCGGGATGCGCGCTGCGCGCACATCCCGAATCACGGCGTCACCGCCGATGATCCAGCAGCCATCAATCAACAGCGAGTGCTCACCGGTCTTGAGAATCATCTTTTCCGCGCGTGCGCGTAGGGTGGACTCTGCGGACGCCTTCACGTCCTCCCACCAGCCCGGCGCCGTATGCTCGTCTAACCGGAACTGCCACGCCGACACGTCCAGCCAGTCACCCGTGGGCGTCAGTTCGACTTTGGCGAAGTGCTGATGATGCTCACGCGTATCCGGCAACTTGAAGTGCTGAATTAAATGCAAATGCGAATCCAGCATGGGATGTGTCAACACGTCCCCATTGCGAAGCACGATGGCCGATAGAAAGTTGCACACTAGGCTCAGTCCCCTCTTTCAAACTTGTCTAACTACTGCGTCATGCGAAGCACTAAGGCCGCGACCACCGCGAGCGCTAGCGCAAAAACATCACTTCCGTAATTGGTAGTTGTGAACACTGGCCCCGACCCACGCCACCATCACGACGGATCGCACGACATGCGCCCAGATCGGATGCTGCTTATTGGTCAAGATGGCCGCGCCCGCGATCACCGTGGAGACACCGAGGCTCTTGAGAAGCGTCTGTTGCAACAAGCCATCGCCCATCAATCGATTGCCTTCGCGCATCCCGACCGCCCCTTGTCGTGGGGAGGAATGCACATCCAGGCCCGCTGCGGCGATCACGCCGATGTTCAAGCCGCGTCCGGTGTTGGAACTTGCGCAGCCGACAAAGGCCAGCACGCCAATCACTAAGCCACTCAACAGACAGGCGCGCGCAAACTGCCGTGATTCAGGATTTCTCGCCAGCATGGCCAACGAGAAGCCCAAGCCTAGGAGCATCAACGAGAAGAAGAGGGCGAAGGGGTGCATCATGCTGATCTCCGAATCCGAATCACCGTTTCCACTTCGATCTGCCCGATGCGCTTCGCCATCGCCGTAATCAGCAACACCTGAAAGCGCTCGACCGCAAACACGGCTTCGATCTGTGGGCGTTCCTTGCCTTCGATCTGGCGCTTCACCTGACTGGGGTCTTTCCCAATCGCGTGCGCGTATTCATCGAGATTCAACCCGGCGGCGATGCGCGTGTCTTCCATGCACTGGCCGAGGAGCGCGTGCGTTTTATCCGATTTCTGGATAAGAGATTTCGCTTGTTTGCCGCGCTTCTCTGAAACTAGGAGAGGCGTCGGGAGAGACGGCTGCGCGAGACTTGGGCTCATGACGAAGCAACTAGTCCTGTTCACCGATTGCGATGGTCTTGGGGTTGGGCCGCGCCTGATCGCCCGCGAACCGCTCCCGGTCGGCGATGAAGTCTTCGCAATACGCCACGCCAGCCATCGGGTGGAGCGTCTGATGCGACGAGTCGAGTCCTTGCGCGATCAACTGCGCCTCGCGCTGGCGGCGCTCGAGCACGAGATAGGAGAGGTCACTGCCGACGCTGCGATCGAGATGGTGGGCCATGACTAGGCCACCCGTCGCTGTCTCAGCCCCGAGTGCTGCATGCGCTCACGTTCAAAACTGGCGCGCTCCAGATCGGCGTAGACGTCCTCGCGCTTCCACCGCAAGTCGGGCGTGAGAAAACAGGGTTCGACGCGATTGCGCTTCCGGGAACCGGGCTTGGTCCGCGCGATCACCGTGCGCTTGGTGAGGTGCCACACGCCGGCGACTTCGGCCGGCGTCATCAGCGGAGAGGGTTGGCGGGAAGCCATCAGGCCGCCGCCTGTTCGATGGATTCCGCTAGCGCGTCTACGACGGCCTGTAACCGCACACCGTAGACCGACGCCAGCGCCTGAAGTGTTGAGGACCGAGGATCTTGAATCTTCCCGAGCTCCAGCTGACTGACAGTGGTCTGCTCGATGTCGCCGCGCGTTGCGACTTGGGCTTGGGAAAGATTTTTCTTTTCGCGCAACTCACGAAGCGTCATAAACGCTACTTTAAGGAAGTAGTTCCTTGATTGTCAAGGAAGTATTTCCTCAATTAGCGAAATAACTTGGAACCTATTGATGCGTAACGATTTACTTGTCTCTTTAGGAGAGATTTCCTACTATCGCGGCGTGACTCCTGACCAGTTTTGGAAAGAAGTGGGCGCAAAGCTCGCCGAGCAACGAATGCGAAAGGGCATGAGCCCAGGCTCATTGGAAGCGAAGGGTGGACCGACGAATAAAACGGTCACGGAGATAGAGGCCGGGCGCATCGGCCGAATCTCCAGCCTTATAGACTTGCTTGACGCTCTCCACATCGACATGGTCGACCTGTTTCGCTCCGTCCTGAAGATGGAGAAAGAGGAGTCGTCTCCTGAATTACAATTTGTGATTCGTCAATTCAAGGATGCGGGCGTAGCGGGGCGCGCGGCTTTGGTGTCAACGGCTCGACTCGCGGAAGTGCGCTCAGAGTCGCGAGCGCCAGAAGAGCCAAGCGACCAGCCGAATCAGAAGCAAGGAACGACGCGCGAAGGAATCGCAGCTGCGAAGCGACGCGGGAGGAGATAACAACCGAACGACGACGCCGAACGGGCTTCATGTGAGCCGCCTATCGACCAGGGGAAAGGCAATTGTTAACGGGTTCCCGGCAACGACATACGGCGTTGATTAGGGAAAGCCCTTTATACGTCGTGACACAGGTAACCGCAACGGCTGAGATCGTTTCCAGTGAACCAATCTGTCACCCTAGGTTGAGTGAGGAGACACTATGCGTCTTGTAGCGCTTCTAGTTACGATGGTTGTCGTTTCCGCGTGCGGCGGAGGTGGCAATTCACCGACCGCACCGACCCCAGCCACGCCTACGGTCACAGGCCAATACACTGGCACATATCGAATCGATAACTGCACAGAGACGGGGGCCGCATCAGGGTTTTGCATCGCAATTGGCACGGGCGGCGGACACGTGTTCACGCCACAGCAATCCGGATCGAATCTGGCTGGGACGATGGCCGTTGGCGGCTTTAATTTTCCAGTAAGTGGATCCGTTGGTACGGACAACGTTGTGGCACTGTCAGGGGGCGGTCAATTGATACCAGGAGCAAATCTGTCGCTTTCAACGTGGCGCGGTAATCTGATCGGAAGCACGATTGCTGGCTCAATGCAATTCGTGATCACGACAACGGACCCATTCGGTTCGGCCACTGTGCGTGGGACGTTCTCCATTACCAAATAAAGACGCACGTGCGGAAGAAGAAAACACGGGACAGCCCCACACGCGTCACCGGCATCTATCGCGACAAGATCGGCTACCGCGTCGTCACCAACGTCGGCGGGACGCAACGGGAACGCCGCTACGCGCCAGAAAGCGATCTCGGCAACCTCATCATCGCGCGCCAGACATGGATCAAGGAACGTCGCCACGGCGTGATCACGAAGCAGACGCAGACGTTTGCGCCCGCCACGGTCGAATTCCTCAACACGTTCAAGGGCCGGCGCCTTGTCGATGTCACGATCGCGATCAACCACTGGCTCACCGTGTTCAAAGAACTGGCGATTGAGGAGATCACGCCGGAGAAGATCGCCACGCAGATGTCCGCGTGGGACGTGGCCGGAGTGGCGAACAGCACCCGTCGCCATCGTCGCCGCGAGCTCGCTAACTTCTTCACGTGGAAATTCGGGATCGGCGGCATCAATCCTGTCCGCGCCGTGCCACGGCCGCCGAAGACCCGTCGCGAGCGGCCGCGTGATTTCCCGTATGTCGTGGCGCGGTTGATCCTGTTCCAGATGCCGAACCGCGGGAAACGCATAAAGGGGCAGCAGTACAAGGATGGGGAACAGTCGCTATCGAAGATGCGCCTGCGCGTGATGCTCGAGACGGGCTGGCCGCATGTGGTGATTCAGCGACTCACGAAAGCCGATCTCCATCTCGCCGCGCGGCAGGTCTACATCGTCCCGAGACGCAAGGGGAAAGGCGTCAAGGGCCGCATGATGCCGATCACCCGGCGCGCGGCCGCGGCCCTACGCGCGTTTGCTGCGGCCAATGCGTTCGGTCCCTTCAGCGCGTCCAGTATGCGCACGTCGTTCCTACTGGCTGTGGAGAAGGCCAAAGCGATTTGGGAAGCGCACGCGCGGGAGACGCCGCAGCCGTGGCCGGCGCCGGATGATCTCCACCCCTATGACATTCGGCACGCGTTCATCGCGCGCACGGTGCGCCAGCACGGAATTGAGGCGGCCCACTATCTAGCGATCCACGCGGACATCCGGCAGACGATGGAGTACGACGTCGACCAGGCGCTCTACGACCTCGCCGTCAACGCCGTCAAAGACTAAACGCGTGCCATGGAACCGTGCCATGGGTAGCGGTTCAAAACGTCGTATTTGTTGATTTTGTACGCCCGAAATATCGGCGTCTAGGAGAGGAATCGTGGTGCGCCCAGCAGGACTTGAACCTGCAACCTTTGGCTTCGGAGGCCAAAATAAGTCAATAAACGCGCCTAGATTAGCAGATTGCCATCTTTCGTGCCAGTAACTCGGCTTTTTCCCAGTCTTCTTCGGTGTTGATGTCGAAGCCTTCCACCGGATCCGTGAGGAGCGGCGATACGAGCTCGCCACTGATCGTTCGATACTGCTGCAACACCCACGACCACGCCATTTCCAGACTCGCATTTTGCACGTAGACCAGCGGCAGGAGTTGCGTGGGGCTTGAGTGCCACGGCGTGCCGTCCGGGTGGCGATTGTCGATCATCGGCGCGATGTACTTCCCGGTTTCGACCCACATCTTGCCGGGATGCTGACTGACGCGCTCCACCGCGCGCACGGAATGGGCGTCCGTGCCGATTAACCGGGCATAGGCGCGTCTGATCGTGCTCGCTGTCCGGAAAGGTGACGTGGGCCGCAGGATGCAGAAGATCTCTTCAGGGCGGCCTTCCATGACGTCAGACACCCATGCGTAGTCCGATGCCTGGTCCGTCGCGTGTTCGGGTTTACGGGCGTGAACATCGGCGCCGGCTGCTTTGGCGTAGGCGAACGTCTCCACATCGTCAGTGGAGACAATGATCGACTGGAACAGCCCGCAGGACTTCGCGACGTTGATCGAGTGGACCAGGAGCGGTTTCCCGGCGAGACGCCTGGTGTTCTTCCCCACGCAGCGCTTGGAGCCCTGACGGGCCGGGATCAGCGCCACGAGGCTATGCTGGCCGAGTGGTTGGGAGTCCACCTGTCTCCGGCTCTCCGTATTCCGCTTCGACCCGCACGCGATCATCGAAGTGCGGCGTACTAACTTCGAAGAACACGCAATCGAGCACGGCTGTCACCCGATGCGGCGCGCCCGCCGGCACATGGACGGACATCCCTTCGCGCATCGCGAGGCGCGTGAGCTTGCCCTCGCCATTGTCGTAGTCGACCAGGGCTTCCCCGCTATGCAGGTAGAACGTCTCGACCTTGTCGACGTGATACTGCAAGCCGCCCGCCTCCCCGGCGTGCATCAATAGCACCTTACCGAGATAGGCGGGGGTCTGCGCAATAACGATCTCGCGGCCCCACGTGCGAGGACCGAGATCACACGGCGGGAAAAGTACGATCGACTTTCGGATCATCTGTGGCTCCCGTAATCTTCCACGTTCCGTCTACCTGTTGGCGGCGCCGCATTTTCGAGATCGGCGCGATCTCAGACGGCACATAGCGCTTCACGCCATCCCCCATTGCCGCGTGCGCACGCCCGAGATCGCGACACATCTTAGACAACCCAGACGGCTCCAGGCTGAAGGCGTGATCCGTCCCTTTGTTCGCCCGGTTGGTCGTGAAGTGCTTCTCAATAATCCGCGCGCCCAGTGTGTAGGCTTGCACCGCCATTGCGATCCCGGAGTCGTGCCCAGACCAGCCGATCACAAACTCCGGATACCGCTCGCGCATCGTCTGGATACAGGCCAGATTCAATTCCGAGAAGTCGCGGACGGGATAGGCCGCCGTGCAGTGGAGAATCGCCAGTTGCCCATGCACGGCAAAGATCGTGTTCACGGCGTCATCGACGTCCTCGATCGTACCGCCCCCAGTGGAGAGCACGACGGGGACACGCGCCTGCGCGACATTGCGCAGCAACGCATGGTCGGTCAATCCACCGGAGGCGATCTTAATCGCGGGCATACCGAGCTTCACGATGCGCTCCACGCTGCGCTCATCGAACGCCGTGGCGAAGCACGCGACGTGGCTCTGCTCCGCGGTGAACATGCACGTTGCCAACGCGGGGTCGGAGAGCTCTAACGCCTTCCGGTGTTCGCCGTAGGTCTTGCCGTAGCTGTTCTCGTTGTCGTACGCGGCATTCAACAGCAGATCGTTATAGAGGGTATCGTTGTCGCGGCATTGGAACTTCACCGCATCCGCGCCAGTCGCGGCGGCAATGCGGATCATGTCGCAGGCCGTTGTCACAGCCCCCCCGTGGTTGGAGCCGATCTCCGCGATCACGTAACACGGCGACTCGTCGGAGATTTCGCGATGGCCAATTACGAGTGACCGCATAGCCTCTCCATTTCATGGAGCAACTGGCCCCACGTCCATAACTCCGTCGAGGGCCAGACGTGCCAGTTGATGATGTCGATCGTGGCGCGCGCCATCGACTCGTCAGTCAAACGATCGTGGTTGGTGATGACTTCCTTGCCGTAGGCTAACGCCGCGTGGACGGTCGTATTGTTGGCCCGCAGCCCCTTCTCGAAAAATGCCAGCACGGTATCTGCGTTCTGTAGCTCCTCAGCCACCGCGTCATCCGAGAGGCATCCGAGAATGGCCACCTTGTCCGCGCCCATGATCTCTTTCAGGGCGTCAAAATGTTTCGTAGCATCATCAAGGCTCGTGCCTTCATGCAGGCCCACGCTCACGCGCAAGCGGTAATTCAGACCCGCCGCTTCCAATAACGCGCGGACCTTGGTGTAGTACTGCGTCTGGAGCTTGTGCGCCATCCCGAAGGAGAACAGGCGCACGGTGCGCGGCTTCGATGGCGTGAGCAGAGATGGACACCACAGGCCTGGAGAACCGAGCGAGGGATCGGCGTAGAAAACGTGCGCGGCGCGCGAATTCAGCCCTTGGATTCCAGCATCGTGCCAAAAGAACCCGTACCTGTACCCACGCGCGTCCAATGCCGAGGAGAGCGCCTGAACCTTCCACGCCGCATTGCCATCCAATTCGGATGCCTTCAGTGAGAACAAGGGGCGAGACGAAAAGGCATGCGTTCCTTCTATACCGACGAACGGCACGCCCAGCCGTTTCGCGAGTTCCGCGTTGAACTTCGCCACCCCGCAGGTCAGCGGGTTCATGTGATACCCGACGACGCTAGTGAACCTCATAGACCAACACGCGGCCTTTCTGCTGGTGATCCAGCGTCGTTTCGATCTCGAGATTGCGTCGGCCGCCACACAGCACACACATCGCGCGAAGAAACGGTTGCGACAGCAGCGTCTGATGCGTGGGGTCTACGTCACGCTCGTCCGTGACGCCGAACACCGAGCCCTGCGAAAACCGGGTGGTGATGTAGACGTATTGACGAGCGACCCGGAAGAGATCGCTGACCATGTTCGCCACTTGCTCAACCGGCAAATGCTCGAGCACTTCGCGGCAGATCGCGACGTCGCACATCTTGTCTGGGAGCTCACTGACGTCACCGTGCAAGACAGGACACTTGTCGTTCGAGAGCGCGATCGCATCTTTCGATGGATCAATACCGCCCACGCGCATCCCGCGCTCCTTCAGGAGTTCGACAAGGTAGCCGGGCCCGCAGCCCACGTCCAGCACGTCAAGCCCAGAGAAGCACTCCCCGATCAACTCGGGATGCTTCCCTTCCGCTCGACGCCGATCGTCCAGCGTGTAGGGAATGGCGCGCCAGTTGCCCTGGAAGTACTCGCGATTGAAGTCATGAAACGGCGTTTCCGCGTGACTGGCGATCCACGCTTCCAACTGCTCGAGCGATTGATCCGCGTCCGCCAATGCCCATGCCTTCAGCCGCGCCGTGCTCGATTCTTTCGGCGTCTCCACGATCAGGATCGGGATGTCATACCGCGCGCAGACGTCAACCTGCTCGGGTGGAATCTTCCCCATCCAGTCCGCGCCCTTCACGTAGGCGGTCGGCCGCATCTGCTCGATCACTTCGTGTGTGGGGCGATCCTTCAGGTACGCGAAGGTGACGGTATGCAGCGCATTGACGAGGGCCACGCGCTGTTCTCCGGGCAGGAAGGGGACTTTGCCCTTCTCTCGGATCTGATCGTCACTGGCCACGGCGCAGAGGAGCGGGCCTTTGCCAAGGTCGAGCGCGGCTTGGAGGTAGGCGAGATGACCGGCGTGGAGCGGATCAAACGCTCCATCCACGAGGACACAATCAGAATATCTGGGGAGGTCGGCAAAGGTTGCCCGCACTCCTTCATCGTTCATCGGCAGCGAGGGGAGCGTACGGAAACTTTTCCGTCAGAACTTCCGCGCGAGTTCGCCGCCGACCACGAAGCCTAGCTTATCGGTGGGGACAATCGGTTTGTCGTTCCAGTAGGCATTCGCGTAGGCCGTCAACCCCCACAGATTAGTCAGCTTGCGGTCGTAGCTGATCCCGCCTTCGGCGCGTAGCTTGCCTTCGGACATCTGCACCACGCCACCGACGCGGAAGGACTCCGCTTTTTCGGCGCGCACGGAATCTAGCGTGGCCTGATGGGCTTGCTGCAGAAGGGAATCGCTCATGCCGTGATCCTCACCGTTTCGGCTTGATCCTTCACCTTCTTGTGTGCCTGCCACCACTGCGCAAGCTCATTGCTGACTACGATCAGGATGCTCACCGTCTGTCCGATCCATTCATCGGACACCGTTGCTCCCGCCGTGCCGAGCATCGTCAGGCCGCGACGGATCAGGAACGTCAACAGCGATTGCATGAGGGGATTGAGTTTCATGGGGTTCCTTTAAACCGGCGGCAAACCGAGAATCTGACGCCATTCATTCCGGACGCTCCGCACGATGCCATTCACATCGACGGGCTGCCCGTTGGACGCCAGCAGGGCGGCCATCAGCCGATACGTCGTCCGTGAGAACCACACCGAGGAGCCGTCATTCAGCGGTTGCCCTACAGAGAGCATGTCTGCCTGAAGTGGGACGCCGATCATCGCGCGAAAAAAGGCATCGTCGCCTAATTCTCCGTAGCTCGGGATGGCAGGCATGGGCGATGGCGCCGTGCCACCAATGCCGTGATCGCCTGGATCGTGCGCGTCCGCATGCGTGTAGAGGTGTTCCCCGACGCCCCATGACGGTTGCGGGTTCGCTCCACCCGCCCCGCCGATGAAATCCACCGCCTGCGCCTTATTGTCGGGCAGCAAGTAGATCACCGAATCTTCACCGTGCATGTGAACATTGGTCTGCCCAGGCTTTTTCTTTAGATGCCGGAAGTTGTCATCGAGGCCGTTGAGCGCCGAGACCACGGCATCCGTAAATGCGGCTTGCCCATCGTGCGATCGCAGGTCGAACAATCCGGTGTCAAACAGCCTCTTCGGGACGTGGCTAAAGTTGGGGACGCTCATGGAATGTTCTCCTGTAGGCAGCTCTGCCGCGCATCTTCCGTCCTCGCCGCATTCACGCACATCACACGCAGCACCACCAGCATCCGCCGCGTCATGTTGTCGGAAGCGCGGTACTGGGCGGCCATCTCCGTGTGTTGTAATGTGAGCGCGTCCATCTTCGCGGCGAATACGTCAAATCCGCCCGCCTGTCGCCAGACGAGAAATCCGGCAATGATGATCACCGCCGTCGTAGTCGTGACTTTCAAGACCAACTGCGCCCACTGCGAGAAGCCTTGCGGGAAGTCATCCTGATCGTGTCGTCGTCGTCCGCCGTAGCGGTCTGTGGGGGTCATCAATAATCCTCTTAAGCCCATTGGCCCGTTTTCATCTGCTCGAACATCTCGACGGCGCGGCCCTTGATCTGCGTGGCCATTCTGGAATTCAAAATCTCACTCGCCGCGTGTTCGTAGTCCTGCTTCACGAGCGCCGCGAACATGCGCTTGAATTCGCGGATGCCGGACGCGCCGAGAATGAAGCGCATCTCAATCAACACCGCCTGTCGCGGCGGCGAGAGGTCGAGGTATGCCGGGAGCGATTCGCAGTCCTGCTCCGCGAGTCGGAGCCGATTCGCCAGCAGGTATTCCGCTTCCGCCTTCGTGAGTCCGCCGCCTTTGCGCTCATCGACGAGCGTGCCGTAGCCGATCGTCCAGTAGCCGAGCGAGTCCGGATAGACCGACGAGCGGAATGCTTCTTTGACCTTCGTGCGACCACGTAGGCGCAAGCGATCGGATTCGTTCATTTCTCGCCCCGACTGGTCGCCGAGCCGGATTCAATGGACATGGGGGTTCCCGTGGTAAATTAGGCAGACGTGCTCTCTGCAGCCGCCTTTGTCGGAGTCGTCGTGCTGGCCATCGCCAGCGTAGCCATACTGGGCGTGCCACTGGGGATCCTGGCATCGTTGCTGACCTACGGCTTGTTTCACCGCGCCGCACGCGCGCTGCTGCGACACATCGGCGATAGCGGAGACGCCTACCAACACGAGCGCCACCCTATTCCGTCCCGCCGAGCGCGGAAATAACCTTTCTCGTAAGCCAGTAGCTCACGCCGCCGGCCGTCGCCAATGGGACGCCTTTCTTCGCGCCAGTCACTACCGTGGCCATGGCGTCTTTCAACCGCATCGCCTGCGAGTACTCGCGCATCGCGGACTTATATTCAGCCATCTTCCCGGCCTGCTTCGCGGCCTGTGCAACCGCCTCATTCAGCGACACACGTAGATTCGCCACTTCGCGCGCCACGGCCGGCGTCAATCGTCCAAACTCATTCACCGAGAGTCGGCTGATGTTGCTCGCGAAATCGCGCGCTTCTTCGTAGACCATCGGCGCCTTCGCCGGATCGGTAACGCGATTCAGCAACTTGCGCACAGCGATCGGCATCGTCCCGCCCCGATCGGCCAACTGCATGATGCGCAGCGCCACATCGCCGGTCGCGTTAACATCCACCGGAATGTCTTTCGCGGCCGACATCACCGATTGGAATTTTTGACCGGCTCGAGCAGCGCTTGGAATCGCGTTGATACCCGTCTTCACAGCCGCCCCCACCGGCGCCGCCATGGCCGCCACGTCTGGGAGGTAGGTGCCGACCGTGCCGGCGGTGTTCGGTGGAGCGTCTGTGACGAGACCGGCAGGCATCTCACGACGCGGGAGTGAGCGACTATTCGCTGGCGCAGGTAACGCCTCCACTCCGGCCTGATCTGCCTTGAGCTTCTGATCCATCAGGCCAGTGACGCGTGAAGCCGCCCCTTGCGCCATGTCGACGGCCGCGCCACCAGCGCCACGCAGAAAGCCACGCGCCATCGAGTCCGTTGGCGCATTAAGCCCCAGGCGATCTGCCCACGTTTGCGGGGGCACCGGAGGCACGTCCTCGACGTCGTCAGCCTGCAATACATTCGGTTCGGTGACTTCTTCGAACTCATCGGCCGTGAGCACATACGGCCTGGTGCGCTGCGGCTGCGCGGCCATTACTGTTTCACCAGCGGCTTGACGATCACGGAGCCGTCCGGACGCACGCCAGTGACTTCCACGAGTTCCCCGGTCTTTTTGTTACGAACCGTGGTGCCCACTTTCGGGGCTGGACGCTGAGTTGGCGAGGGTTGTGGGCTCGGAACGCTACCAGGGATTGCAGAAATAAACTCATTCCACAAATCCCCAACGCCAGAGGCTTTCGCGCGCGCGCCGAACTCAGCGCGCTTTTGATTGCGTCCAGATTCAATCGTCTGCACCAATCGATCCGAGGCTTCCGCGATCGCCTTCGCGACGTCAGGCGGCATGAATGCGCCCGAGGTGGCTACGCGATTGGCTTCCACCTGTAACTGCTGCCACCGTGTCGCGAGTGCGCCAAGGTTCTGGAGTTCGCCCTCGCGCACCGCGCTTTGATACGTGTCCAGCGCCTGAATGTAGGAATATGCGAGCGCCATCTGATTGGACGCGTTCGCGGGATCGCGCTTGATCGCCGCCGCCGCATCCTTCAACACGATCGTGCGATCGGCCGCATTCGTCAGCGGGGAGCGCTGATACTGCGAGGCGATCTGATTGAACGTGGCCACGGCGGCCGGCGAGCGACCATCGATACTGGACAGCGGCCGCGGCGGCACGGCTTCCGTCCGCACAGGAGCACCCGACTGGTCGGTGTAGGTGCCAGTCTTGGGATTGAAGTTGACCGGAGTCAGCTTGCCGTTAACGAGCATGTCCTTCTGCTGCAGCGAGACATCATCCGAGGGTTTGCCTGCTGTCTTACCCACCGGCAACTCCGCAAACTGCTGGAGCTCGCTGAGCTTCGCCGCCCCTTTCCCGAGAATATTCTGCAGATGCGCGGGAAGGTTGGTAATCTCCGGATCGGCGTCAGGGTTATCGGCGACGTGCGAGGTCTTGAGTGCCGAGTCCACAAAGTCTTTGACTTGCCGCTTCTGACGAGCCGTGATCGTACGCCCAGCCATTTCCACGGCCGGTTCACCCATCGCCATCGTGTCTTGCCCGAAGGCCGACAACAGCCGCGGCATGACGCTTTCAATCAGGCGTCGTGCATCCTGTTCGGTGTCCGCCGTGCCGCCGAGTTCCGCGAGTTGGCCGGGAATCGAGAGTGTCTGCAGCGCATCGGCTTGACCGCGCTGGGTTGCCAGGGCCGCACGGTCTTGGCGGTGTTCCGCATCGGCCGCATCCTGCCGCGTGATCATCCGCGTGCGATCTTCGCCCTGCTGCGTCATGAGTTGTTTCTGACGCGTTTGGTCTTGTAACTGCGCGGATGTGCGCTGATACGCCTCCATGAACTGGCGCATACCATCGCCATTGCCCTTGGCGCCGGCCGCCATGCCCGGCGCGAGCGAGATCAGTTGGGAGAGCCAGTCCTGCATCGTCTACCGCCCCGACTGCGACAAGATGGCCGCAATCGATCCGAGTCCACTCCACAAGCTCCCGCTATTCGATCGATTCAACAAGGCTGCGTTCTGATTCAGGTTCGCCATATTGAACAACGAATTACCGAGTGACTCCGGAGAGCCACCAGCCCCCATGGCCTGTAACGCCAACTGCAACCGCTGCGGGCCGAGATCGGAGAGCACACCGGCGTAGCCCAGTCCCTCCCGCGCGCGCGCATCTTCTTCACTGCGCATCGTCTGCGAGAGTTGTTCGAGCACGGAGAACACGTCCAACTGCTCCCGCGCGCGGGCATTGGGAATGTCCACCAGTTGCGCGCCAATGGTCTGCGCGCGCTGCGAGCGATCCTCCCGGCGTGCGAGTTCGTTACTGGCGAGGGCGCCTTGGGTTTCCCCGCGCATCGCATCAAACGCCTTGTCGACCTCGAGTAACGCCTGCTGGTAGATGCCAGAATCCGGCGAGAGGCCGCGCGCGGACAGTCGTTCGGTGACGCGCTTCTTCGCCGCATTGCGATCCGACTCCATCGGATCAAGGGCTTGCGTGCGGATGACTTCGTTTTCGGCGCCGGTATAGCCCGGCCCCTTCAGGTCCGTGAAGCGCTCTTGCAAGTACTTCATTAACTGATCGACCTGCGTATTGGCTCCGCCCAGCGCGTCCGCACGCGACTTGAGCATCATTTCGTACATCGCGCGGTTGGGATCGTTGACCGGCTGATTCAGCGACTGCATGCGCTGTTTCAGCATCATCTCCAGCAGCGCCGTGTACTGATCGGAGTACTGCCCACCGGGCATATTCAGCGAGGAATTCCCGCCGCCGCCAGTGATCCAGCCCCAGCCAGTGCCGCTGTCTTCCGTCGCGGAGAGAATCACATCGACGAACGAGCCATCGGGAAGAATGATGCCGTCCGTAAAACCACGACCATTGAGCGGGCCGAGTTTGATCCCGTACTGATTCAGTGTGGGTTCGAGTTCTTTCAGGGTCTTCGGGGAGACGCGCTTACCGTTGGTGAGCGTGCTAAACCACTGCTGGAAGTTGCCACCCGCTGGAGCGGAGACGGCGCCCGTACCGCCCGTGCGTTCGTAGCCTTGCGCGGTACGCTGCCAGCCGGGCTTAATCTGCCCGGTGGTGAGGTCGAACATCTCCGACTGCGGGACGCCTTGCGCGCTCCACCAATCGAGATTATGAGAAGGCGCGGTGGGGGCGCCTGTCGCCGTGGGCGGCTGGGCGCCTGGGCGATTGCGCGCCTCCGCTGATCCAGCAATGCCGTTGTAGATGCCCTGCATGTTACTGGCATCGCCCCAGCCATAGGCGCCACTCAGCCAGCTTTGCGCATCATCCTGACCCGTGCCACGACCGAGGAACTGCTGATACCACTGTTCAATCTGCGCGAAGGGATCCCCGCCGCCACTCGGCGTCGGATCACTCGTCGGCATCGTATAGTTCTCACCCGGCGACGGGCCGAGTGTCGGCGTCTGGGGCGGCTGCTGGTACTGCTGCGCCTCATGGGAGCCTTGAATTTGCCGAATCCAATCATCGACACCGCCGCCACCGTAGCCGCCACTCAGCCAGCCGGTCAGCTCATCATCGGAGGCATCGCGCCGAAGGCTCTGGTTATACGCGCCGCGCAGCCGTTGCGCGTCACCGCCGCCGAGATCGACGGCTGCCATTAACCCCGCCCCCGACCGCCGTTCTGATACTCAGTCGGCAAAAGTCCATTCGCCATCGACAGCGCCGAGTCATACAGGGGCTGCTGTTGATTCATGCGCTTGGTCTGCATCTCGATCAAGTTCTTGATCGCGGGGTCCATCGTGGCCGCCGAGGGCGTGTTGTTCGGACGATCTGAGAGCGCGCCGCCGATCGTGCCGCCGAGCGCCGCGACGAGCGCCGCGATATCCTTGCCGCTCATGTCCCCGAACATGCCACCAAGGCCGCCACCATCCCCGACGCCGCCACTGTCCCCACCGTCCATGACGTGATTCGCCACCTCACCACCCGCCCCGGCCAGCGCCCCCGCCCCAACCGAGCCCCCGACCGCCGCCGCGCCCGTAGGCACCATGCTCGCACTACCCGCAAACGGTGTGACCGCCCACGGCGCGCCTCCTTCAATCGCCGGGAGCGCCCCGGCCGCCGCCGTGGCCCCGCCGCCCGCCAGCGCGCCACCGAGCGCACCGAGTCCCGTCGTTGCCCCAAGCGTGGCGAGAATGCCGAGAATCGCATCCCGTTTCCGCTTTGATCGATACGCCGCAATCTGCGCCGGATCAGTCATACGCGTGGGATCCAATGCCGGATCGGAATAGCTATATCGCCCGTCCGGATTTACGTTGTCGCCAAAGTCAGGCATCGCTCCTTTCCCCCGCAGGCGCACGGCCCGCGATGACGTGTTGCACTTCCAGTTGCGCATCCAGCAGTTGGGCATTGAGCCACGACAACCGCGATGCCAGATTCGAATCCGGCCGGCGATACCACGGCCGCTGCTGTAATTGCTTCGCCAGTAGATCCCGCTGCTGCTGCAGTCCGCTCATCTTGCGCTGCACGGCCACTTTCGGAACGTCCGGGTCTTCTTCGTACGCGTACTGATGGGTCTCCGCCAATAGTGGCGAACCCTTCGGGAGCACGATCTTGACGCCGCGCCCGGCCGCAAGTCCCAGCAGAAACAACAGGTTCGGCTTCTGCTTCAGGTACTCCCATTCCGTCGCGAGATGAATCCCGTAGACGTGGAGCTCGGTCACGCCCTCGAGCAGGGCCAGTCCCACCATCCACGCGGGCGAACTCGCGAAGAACGGCCCGATGGTCTGCTCCACCTGCGCACGCGGAAACGTCACCGCACTGCGCGTGCCGAGCGCCGCGGCATCCTGCACGTAGACTGGGATCGTCTGCGAACGGAGCCACTGCAGATGCCCCTCCGGTCGCACGAAGAACCCCGCGGGCACTTGATGCGCCATGACCTTCTTGCTCTTGCTGGCGAAATACATCTTGTCGAGCGGATGGAGATCAAACCAGCGATCGACCCGACGCGGGTTCAGTACATACGCGTCATTGAGCGCCCACACCTCGAGCGTCGGATCGTCCCACGCGATGTCCTTCCACGTCGGGGCCGTGCCCATGATGCAGATGCGCCGTTCGATACGCTCAGGCTGTTCGCTCATCCTCACCCAACCAACAGGGCAATCGCCGCCCCCGTGCTACTCGATCGCAAATAGATCCGGTTCGCATCCGCCGCGCGCGTCACGGTGAGCGGCACGGTCTGCGAGCCGATCTGATTCAACGCCGCCACCGGAAAGAGAAAATTCGGCGCGCTGCTCAAGCCGTGCGCAATCGAAAACTCCTCGTTCGCATTCGTCGGCGTCGTGCCCGTCAACCAGTACGCCTGAAAGTTCGTCGCGCGCGTCTGATGCTCCACCGCGCCAAACTGCAGGTTCCCCAGCACGTACCGGAAGATCTGCTGCATCGCCAGCTTGACGGCCGGTTCCAGAGAGCCGAGATACGCTTCAACGCCACCGATGCTAGCCATCGATCACGCCGCTCAAACCGGACTGCATCAGCGCGGCGTCCCCGTTGTCGCCATACCAGGTATCCGTCCCAGCCGACCCAGACTCCAACCAGGCGAAGAACGAGAACCCGATCGCCGGCATCGTCACCAGCCGCGCGCTCTGCTGCAAAATAACCGTCGTGGCCCCTGAGGCCCCGCCGATCTGATCCGCGGCAAATGCCGTCGTACTGTTCTGGCCGATGCCGGTCGCCTTCACGCCCACACTCGCCGCGGAACTCGTGGCCGAGATTGCGAGGAGATCCACGCGCACCTCCGCGACCCCGACGACCACTTCCACCTGATTCGCCGCCGCGGCGTTAGCTTGCCGAATCGTGGCCGTGCTGTAGACCCATGAATTCGTGGCATCGGTGACGCGCAGTTTCCGAGGCGCGCGGTGGTAGTAATTCCAGACGTAGTGCTTGAGCGCGCTATCTTCGGTTTGCCCAGACACGCCAGTCGTACGAAACGAGCCGACATAGCGCTTCTCGAGGCTCCCCGACAAGACCAGTATGCCGTCCTGTAAGATCAACGCCGTCGCGCGCGTGGTGTCATTCGTCCACGCCGTGAGCGAGAGTTGCGGCGTACCGGCGTTGTAGTCCACGAACACGTCGTACATCTGGTTCGTGGTGGCCGGGACCGGAATCGACAACTCCGCAACAGTCGGCGCGACCCACGCGGTTCCGGTATACAACCCAATCTGATTGCCCTGATAGAGCGCCCAGTAGAGCGTCGTGGCCGCCGTGACGTCACCAGATGTGATCGGCACGCCCGTGGTTAACGAGAGCCGCCCCTGACATGCAAACCGTGCCGCCACCGGGTCTTGGGGCGTATACGCCGTGCCGGTGGAGGTGAGCACTTGCCCGAGCGTGCCCGCCGTTGTATTCCCGGTACCCCCACGCACCGCAGGCAGGCCCGCAATCAAGTCCTGCTCAACCGCCGTGACTTCCGCCTGCAGGTCGTTGACGTGCGAGGCGTCAATGGTGTTGCCGGGACCATTGTTCTTGGTCGTGAACGCCTTGGCGCTGGTTGGGTAGCTCGCTGCCATCGTCTACTCGCTGATTTGACGCGGGTTCGGCTCTGGTACCATGCCGATCGCGTACGTAAAGAGTGCGGCCGATTCCTGCCCCGCGTACACAAACTTTTGCTGCACGTTGCGGCCCTCACTGCTAATTGGGAGCGGGGTGTAAGCTTTCCGCCGTCCCGCCCCGCCGTAACTGTCGATGCCGTAGACCGCTTCGCCGTACGTCGCCAGCCCGGCGCCCATCGCGATCGCAATCTGGCCTTGGCTCACGCCGTCCACCAGCGTCTCCACGGTGAAGTCCCCGCCATGAGGTTCGTACTCGATATGGAGGTCGGTGTAGCGCGCGCGATTGATCCCTGCCGCGAACGTCGGCCCGTCGTACTCCGCGCTCATGTCCAGGCCATCTGCGGTCGTGCCGACCGATTCGTCAAACACCTTGACCGCGCTGGAGGGCAGACTCTGTAGCCGTCCGCGGTTGCCGCTCACAGGTTCGTCGCCCTCCCAGAAGATGTAGTGGAGGATTGTGCGGTCGGTTTCCGCCCAGGCCGGTTCGTTCTGTTCGCGCGTGCGATTCAGATCCAAGATCCATTCGCCGGCACTGATCGTCGGGTAGAGCCGCGGCACCGCCACCCGTAATTCTTTCTGGTGCCAGTCGTAGACCAATGGAATGCGCTGGACGGCCGTGGAAGGCGAGTTGCCCACCATATCCTTCCACCCAGGCGTCAGATCGTGCGTGAGCAGGCGATCGCTTGCTCCGTCGAAGATGAACACGCCTTCCGCCGAAGCATGGGCCACGCCCGCTTCGATCAGGGACACGGCCTTCGGCCCCACGGCTCCGGACTGCGCGCCGAGTGACGGGCGCACTTCGAAGTCCAGCGACGTTTGACCAATCACGAGGAAGATCTGCGAGGCCCCGAGCACGAGCAACGTATCGCCCAGTGGTTGGAGCGCATTGATCTCTTCGCCATTCTGGAAGGGCAAGTCGATGTAGTAGAGTGCCGGCCAGCCTTGGGGCTGAAAAATCTCCGTGAAGTAGAGCCGCGTCGGGAACTCCGCTGAGCGCGCCCACCAGCGATTCTTCCAGTTCACCCCGAAGGCAATCTTCGGCGGTGTCCCGTGCGTGCTCGGCGCCTCGTCATTCGCGCCCCACGCGCTTGAGTTGATCACGAGCGTGCTGGAGACGCCTCCACTCTGCGCGCCGGAACTGGCCTTGCGGTAAACCGATTCTCCCGCGGTCTTATTGATCGCGTACGCCACGATCGCGTCCACTTGCGGATCCGTGGAGTTCGGGATGTTCATCACGATCGCGTTGCCCGTGTCCGTCAAACGGAGCGTGCTCGGCGTGGCGATCGGGTCGGACTCAAAGCTGGTGCCCCGGTCCTTATAGGTAAAGACCAGTCCGAATTCCGATGTGCTGAGATCACTGGCCTGCGACGAGAGCGACAACGTTGACACGACCGAGGAGCGTTCGATCCCCAGCCGTGTCCAGTTCGTCAGGTTCGTCGACTTGACCGGCGTCGACACGCCATCGAGCGCGGCCACGAGATCGCGATCGAACACAAAGTACACCGGCGCCGCGGTCGACAAACCCGTGTACACGGACGTACTTGGCCAGATGCCGTTATCCGGTAAGAGGTAGAGGTTGCCCTGCTGCGCGACGATCGTGCCCTGTGTCGAGCCGAGATAGATGCGGCCGGCCCCTTGCGCCGCGCGCGTGGAGAGCACCGTCGAGAACGCCGCCCAGCCAGGACGCACGCGGAGCGCGCCGGGTTCCGCCAAGGAGAAATTCCGGCACACGCGCGAGCGCGTCGGGCCCAACAGCGTAGGCGATCGACGCAGGTCTAATCCGCCGGTCAAGTCCGTGACCGGAATGGTTTGATAGACCGACGTCGCGCGCGGCCGGTTCGCCTTGACGGACTTCGCCATCAGAGATACGAATTCGACTCGAAGGCCGGCTCGGGTGAACTCGGCAAGCCATACGGCGGCCACTGGGGAGCCGGCGCCACCGCCGCGGGCGGCTGATTCGCATCTGTGCCAGGGAGTGAGCCGAACACGCCACCGCCACCACCCATCGGTCGGCCGTCCGCCCCGGTCATTAAATCGCCAGAGTGCGCAGGCGGCAGATCGCCGATGATGATGTTCGGGATACGCCGCCACAGATCATCGGGCACACGATCCACGGACGTCTGCTCCCGCTGCGGCCGGAAGCCACTCTGCACATCCCCACCAAAACTGGGGGCATTCGGCATCGACGGTGCTTGAGACGGCTCCGATCCGAAACTGGGCGACGGCGCGGCCGCTGCGCCCGGATCATCGCCGAACATCCGCGCGAGTACCTGATTGACTACGCTGTCAACACGGCTATTCCCGCCTGACCCCTCAGAGGTGAGGAGCGGCGTCGGGGCAATCCCGCGCGCGCCGACCACTTTCGGCAGGCGCAGCGACAACACCTTGATCGCCTCTTGGACCGGATTGGACGCGGGCGATCCGGAGCCGCGCTGGCCCGGCTGCTGCGCCTGCATCCCCGGCTGAAATGACACGCCACCTGTAATCATGCGGATACCTTTTCCACCAGCGGGCCTTTGCACGTCCCCGTAAATCGAGGCGTGGCATCACTCACGCGCGTCACGATGCGTTCACCGCAGTCACAGACCGGCGCCGTTTTTACGTCCCGTGGGAGCGTCACGCTGTGGCCACACTTGAATGTGACTGTCATCGCCACCACGGCGCTCGCGGTGAGCCCGCCTCCCGCATGCCGCGCGCATTCTGGAAGTAGCTGCGCTGTTGTCGTAAGCTCTTGGCCCCTTTGGGTTTGACGGCTTGGATATACCGCTGCACGTAGCCGAGAAACTTCTGTAATTGCCGATCGCTCGCCTCGGGATCCTTGCGTAGCTTTTCCAGATCGTGCGCGGCGTAATGCACGAGCGCCGCGTGATACGGGCTGAGATCGGTTCGCACCACGCCCCCGAAGTTGAACGGCACATCGGTCAGCGTGCTCATCGAACTGGGGTTCACGACGTACGGAATCAAGAGCTCGCCCGATTGCGCCGTCGAAATATCCGCCGGCCGATTCAGACCGAAGTTGAGTGTCCCGGCATCACGGCGCAGGTACCACCCGGAGGGCGTCCCGCAATGCGTCGAGCGCCAGCCTGGATCCGCCGCATCGAGCCACGCCACATCGCGTTCGGGAAAGTCATCGCCTGCGATGGTCTGCAGGTTGCTGTTGGAGTCTGAGACGAGATACGCCGGGCCCTGATCCGCCACGCGCAGAAAGCCCGCATTGGAGCTCCCCGGCAACACCGCCGTCGACAGTAGATTGAATTCACGCGCGCCGGAGGACAGCGTGACGCTCGATTGCCGGATGACACATTCAGTCAGGTCCGCAAACTGGCGCATCCCTTCGTTGACGGCATGCTTCCGCCGGGCCGTCGTGAACAGCACGGCGCTATCGTTGGAGCCGAGCTCCGTATCGAGCGCATCCCGATAGAGCGTGCCGAAATCGGCCATTAGGGTTTCACCGCGAGCGCCGCGCGCAACGCTTCAATCTCCGCATCCTTCTGCGCGAGTACGACGAGGAGATTCCCGATCTGCTGCTGCAGGATGTCCAGTGCCCGCCCCTCAATCGTCATGACGTGCTCTCCGGGGCCACGGCGAACTCTTGGGCGAGGGAATGATCCACACGCCGTTGACGCACATCCAGTAGCCCTGCTGCGTCCCTTGCACCGACGTACCGGGCGGCTGGGACTCGCCGTTCACCCACACCCACACGGGCCCGCCCGTGACCGGTGGTGGATCGTCGCCAATCTTCGGCCAGTAGCGGGGCGCGAAGTAGCGATCCGGAAAGTAACGTGATGCAAACATTCATCGCCGCTTACGGAGTCACCGTCGTGGCTGTGCGGTTGCCGCTGGCATCCACCGTCGCCACAATCACATCCGCGCTATCCGAGACGTTTCGAATCGTGACCGTCGTCGTGGCGGCTCCTGAGAGTTCGCCCGCGAGCGCGGCCACTTCGATGCGCGCCGCCTGACGGAAAGTCAACGTCCCGTCACCGATCGTGTCATCGTGAATCTTGTCTACCGCGTCCGCCGCGAGCGCATCCGCATCAATCGCGCCCGTGGCAATCTTGGCCGACGTGATCGCATCGTTCGCAATCTCTGCAGCCGCGATAGCATTCGCCGCAATCGCCGCGTTGTCGATCGCCCCGGCCGCAAACGAACCCGCCGAGATACCGCCCGCCCCGATTGAGCCCACCGCGCCCACCACGGACCCGACCGACCCGACCACGTTCCCGCCGACATTCCCCGCCACACTCGCCGGCAACGTGTCACCGAGCACATTGGCGCGCACTTGCAGAAGAAGGTCTGACGGGTCCGCGCCAGTGCCTGTAACGTGCAACGCGAGATCACCGATCGTGTCGGTATGGGTCGTTGTCAACGCCAGCGAATACCACCCGCTTCCGCGCTCGGTGACGGTCGGTGAAATAGACCCGAACGCCGCACCATCCTTGCTCGCGGTGATCGTGAGCGTCAGGCCGGTCGCCCCGTCGATATGGCCCGTCGCATCGGTCATGAAGACCATCGCGTTGTACGCCGTGCTCTGCTTGACGAGCCTCATGCGTTCACCACGCGGCCGCGGGAGTACGTATGGCCACCGCCGCCGCCCGCACCATCGCTGATGCCGTCGATGATCAGACCCATGAACGGGACACGAAACGTCCCGCTGTTGTAGTTGGTCCAGTCGGTGTCGTCGTTCGGGTTATTGCCCGTAGTGAAATGGAAATCCGCGCCCATGGGTTGCGCGCCGAGTTGCGCCGCGTCCTTACAGGAGTAGTAATAGAGCGATAAACTCGTGACCGAGGAGGGCGCCACGACCAGCCGGTAATGCGTATTCGCCGCGAGATCCACGGCGGCCGTGAACTCGACGAACATCACGCCCGCGCCGGTCGTCGGGCGTACATCGCTATCGATCGCGCCAACCGCTAAGGCATCGCCGCTGGTACCGTCCCAAGCGGCATCAACCAAGTAGACCGCTGCGTTGCCGTCGAAGTCCCCCCAGATCCACGCGCCATTGCAGCGCACTGGGCCTTTGAATTGAAACCGCGCGCCTTGGGTGTTCGGGTTCGTGCCGCTGTTGTATGTCGCGGTCGTGATAATGTTCCCCGCCGCGTCTCCAAAGCAGACGCACCCGAGCGGGATGTCGTAACTGCCATCGTCGTACTCGAACATCACGATCCCGGCCCCGACGCTCTTCGCCCATGCCCCGGTGAAGAGGGCACGATAGGGAAACTCTTGCGATGGCGCATCCGCGTAGGTGTTGATCAACAGATTGCCGGGCGACGAGGGCGGCGTGATCCAGCACACCGCAAGCAAGTCGCCTTTCACGACGGGACAATCAGCCGCGAAGGCGCCGGATGAGATGAGATCGTTGCTGTCACCGGCCGCCACCGTCTTCGTGGCTTCTGAATTGCCACCCGTCGTGTTGAAGGGCGTCGGTGGGCTCGTGGGCGCACCTGTCGCCGGATCGACCGTGTAGAGCCCAATCTTCCGATCTGCGCCTGAGCCGACCGTCATGGACGACCAAAGCGCACGCACGTTGCCAGTCTTGGGCGCGCGGCAGATGATCGCCGCCACTTCATCATTCGCATCGGTGACGAGCGTGCCAAGAGACGGAGCGGTGGCGAGTCCAGGCGGATAGGTCGGCACCAGCATGCCGCGGCCGAAGGTCTGCTGCGCCATCTAGCGCTCCACCGCTTCGCCCTGCGCGCGCGGCCTCGGTGCCGTGATGTCCTTGCCTTCGACACGTTCAACCTTCAGCGCCTGCAAGGCCGCGTGACGCAATTGTTCTGGCGAGAGATCGACCGCGTCGACTTCATCTTCGGTCACGTGAAGCGCGTGCTCGCGCCCGCCGTGTTCAACGATCACGGTGAGATGCTGGCACCCAGGGCCGTTGGCCCGCGTGACCGATCGAATGTCCATCGCCTATTCCCCGCCCGGCCGACTCTGTAAGTTTGTGACACGCGTTGGCACGAGCACCAGTGAGATCACCAGCGGGTCAGACTCCGGCGCCCGCCCAGCGATGTTGTAGGCGATCGCGGTCAAGGTGTGCGGTCCTGGCGTCAACGCCGGAAAGGGCATGCAGTAGGACGGTGAGGTGACGTTCCGGATCGGACGAACATCAGCGACCCGTGTCGTGCCGTCCTGAATAATGAAGCCATCCGTGTTGACGCCGTCATGGTCCCAACAGAGTTGCCATGTCGCGGGCGTGGGATGCGGGACAGGAATCTGCGCGGCCACAGACGGTGGCAGCACCATGAGCAAGAACAGCAATCGAAGTATCACTTACGGCATCTCCTGAAGAACCTGCTCGATGGCGTACCGAAGATCACGCTTGCGCGCGGACGGGTATTCCTTCAGTAATCGCGCGTACACCTGATGACAGCGCGCCTCTCCGTCGATGTGCATCGGTTCGGCCCACTCAATCAGAGCCCGCACGCGCGCCAGCAACGGCGAGCGATCCGGCTGCGGCGTAATCACCGGCGGATCGAGGTAGTCCGCGAGACGGCGGAGCCACTGGGCGATCACGGTGTGACCGGCGCCCATCCGGTATTGCCGGTGCCCGTCTGCTTGATGTAAAGCGTGGTATTCGCGCCGCCATCGAGGCGGGCGTAGAGCGAACCGACGACGCGCGCCAATACGCCTTCAGGGCTTCCGTTACCTGCGCTTAAACTCGGCCCCGCTCCGCCAGCGAAGAAATAGCCGTTATTCGCAACGCCGACATCCAGCGAGATATGTGCTAGGGCGGTGTTCTGCCCTGTCGACATGATCATGCCGGTGACGTTCAGCGTGCCGCTAAACGTCGGGACGCCGTTGATCCACGACCACACGTCAGTTGCCCTTCAGCCAGACCGTGACGACGTTGGTGGAATTCGCGGTCTTGTCCGTGACGCGCGGGGCCAGGAAGTCCAGCGGCCCCAGAAACTGCACGGTCGTAAACGCACCCGTGGAGAGGTTCACCGTCGACATCACGGCGCGCGGCCCATCACTCGTGCCCATGCGATGCTGGATCTGGATCGTCGCCGTGCAGCCCGACGACGTTTCCACGCCGAAGGTCAGGCTCTGCGCGAACCCGCGGGCGTCGAAGATGTCCCCGACGCCGGTTGAGGTGAAGGTCCACTTATAGGACGTCTCGATGATCGCCATCGACTAGGTCCGATCCAGATACGTCCAGCGAATCGCGGTGCCGGTCGACTCCGCTGCAATCGAGGAGGCATGGACGTTGATCCACACGAGCGTGATCTCATCCGCCGCAGACGGGTAGGCCCGGCTCAGCGTGACGTGCGTCGAGAGCGAGTTACGCGGGTCCGCGCACAGCACCATGTCCCCGGTGGAGACGCCCGGCGCGGCCATCGTGGAGACGGCCTGTGAGGCCCCCGGCATGTTCGGGATGGTCGTAGTCGACAGTCCCGAGACGAAATTCAGTGGCGTGGTGGAGGCGCCAACAATGACGCCGCCCGTCCCTTTGCCTCTCAGGATAAGGTCTTCGTTGCTGTTGTCGCTGACCGGCGACACGGTATTACTCGAGAGCAAAACGCCACGGGTGCTCTGCGCCCCGCTCATGACGTCGCCGCCGAAATGGACGTACCCTTCGGGATTCGTGGATCGGAAATTCATGTGCTGTCCTCACCGCGCATCCATTTGACAGCCAACACCGGCAGGCCCCGGCAGATGCGCGCGCGTCACGCCTGAGAAATGCGCGGGGCTGAGTCGGTGTGACCCAGCCCCGAAATATCTAGATGCCCTGCGAGCCGAACACGCCCTGCCAGAAGGAGCAGCCGAACGACCGACGCCACCGCACCGGATAGAGCCGGTTGCGCGTGCGCGGATCGGTCATGGCTTCTTCCGCATGGATCGCCACGCGGGTGTAGCTGGTCATGCCGTGCATCTTCTTGCTCGACGGCTGAATGAACCACGCATCCGGGTCCGTCAGGAAGCGGCTGACAACGACCGTCCACTTGCGCTCCTTGAGCGCGTTGACGTCGTTGTCGGCCACGCCGGGACGCAAGGTCGAGTTGAGCAGGCGATGCGCCTGGAACTCGAGCGCCGGTGGGACCACCAACGTGAGGGAGTCCGCGGTATCGAACAACTGGCCCGCTTCCAGCTTCGTCTCTGTCTGCAGGTCAATCAACGCCTGCTCGAGTGACGTGGCTGACAAGTCCGCCTGCGTGGCGAACGTGTTGCGCGCCGTGCCGCCCGCCTTCAGGAGATGGCCAGTGCTGAAGATCGACACGCCATCCGGCGATTGCTCGGTCGTGAAGCCGTTGTTGTAGAGGATCGCCGCGCGCTTCTCTTCGACGTAGCGGGAGGCGAACATGAACCAGCGGGCGTTCTGCGCCAACTGGTCGTACTGGTCGTCTTCCAGCGCCGTCTTCGTGACCTCAAACATGGCCCCGAATTCGGTGTGGAGGAAATCCTTCGTCCAGCCCGGTCGAATGACCTGCGAGGTGTACGGCGCGCCTTCGCCCTTCTCCGGGATGTCACCGACGCCAGTCACGGACATCACGCGCTCAAACTTGCGCGTGGAGTCCTTGACGTTGATCAGCTTCCGCCAGGTGTTGGGGATTTCTTTGCCGGCGTCGAACAGTAGCGTGAAGACCGCTTTGTCGACGTTATCGTTCAGCTCAGTGAATGTGCCGCGTGTCTGGATAGCCATTAGAAGGCACCTCGCACGGCAGGACTCGTCCAGGTGGACAAGAACCGGAAGATCACAGGACCGTTGGTGTCACCCTCGGTACCATCCGGAATATCCGTAATCAGCACGCCCAAGAGCGCCGCCGTGCTGTTGGTAGAGTCGATCCCGTAGATGTGATTCGTGGAGTCGTAGCGCATCGCGCGCAACGCGCCGATGAGGGACGAGCCCGAAACGTTATTAGCCCCGAGCAGGAAGCCGCGATACTCCGCATCCGGTTCCGCGACAAAGACGCCGAGCTTCGACACCACCGAGGAGCCCGCCGACGTGGAGGCTTCCGAGGCGAGACCGAGGACATTGGTGGTAGCGAGGATGTTCCCGCCGTTGCCGCCGCCCGCAGGCGCGCGCACAATGCGGAACTTCGTGGTAGTCGCGGTGTCGTTCGACACGACATCGCCGTATTTGATCGCAGCGGTCGATGCAGCCGTTGATTGCTCGAAATAGCGAATCAGGGGCGTCGAGGCGCCGGATCGTTCAAACTGCGGATTGGAATCCGCGCCGATCGTCCAGTCTGCCATGTTGACCTCGGGACCGCGCATGACGCGATCACGAAAGAGGCGCAACGTGGATCGGGATTTAGAGGAAACCGCGAGTCGGACAGGCTCCGTTCCGTTAGACCTGTGTCGCTGCAGCAGCGCCCGATTTGAGATCCCCGGCGACGGGAGGGCGGTGTGGCGAACGAGCCGGGCACTGTGTCACACCAACACAGCGCCCCGTATGCTCAATCTAGATGAGTTGCGTTCACGAGTCAAGCCAAATTATAATCGCGCCCATCCCGCGCGACGTTAGGCCTCGGCGTCTTCCAACTCCACACGCTCGCGACCGTCCGTCACTTCGATGTTCTTGAAGACGGTCTCCCCAGCCTCATCGCCGTATTCCGTGGCCGTCGCCTGCGCCACCGCTTCGCGTGTTTTCTTCTGCCCGAGGTTCTTGATGTTCAAGTCCGCTTTCGCGTTCTGGATCTGATCGAAGTCCTCCTGCGGCATCTTCATCAGGACTTCTTCGCCGTGCTCCCCGCGGACCAGGCGATGGCCCAACTCGCGGAAGCCGAAGTCCTCCGGCCGGCCGTCGACTTCATCGGCCTGCACAAAGGTCCAGCCCATTTGCGCCATCTGGTGGACGCGGCCGGTACGCACGCGATCATTCGCAATGTGGATCGCCCACAGCTTGCCGTCCTTGAGCGTGATCGGGACAGACGGCGCGCCGAAGGGATGCTTGAGACGACGCTCCAACACAGAGACTTTCGGAAGTGCTTTCTTTGCCATGGGTTACTCCAGGAAATTTGACTGGCCCGGCTTAAAGCGGGCAGAGGTGGCGGTGTAGTCCTTCTCGGCGATCCCAGCCGCGCGCATCATGCTCTGATCGACGGTGGTGATGGCGGGAGACGACGTCTTTCCACCCCCAACGCTTTCCGTGGGAATCACAGCCGGGAGCGCGGCGCGCGGACTCTTTCCGAGCGCCTGCTGCTGCCCGAGGGCCATGAGATAAAGCACGTTGGCGACGGCTGGATTAGCGGACTGCTCGGCCGGCACGTTCGCCCAGACGTTCGCGAGTACCTTGGGATCGACCACGTTGCCGGTGGCGTCCTTCATCTGCGCGAAGTGCTGATAGTTCGTGGCGGACTGGCGTTGCGCCTCGTTCTGCTGGAAGGGCGCGATGGCCTGCTGGGTCTGTCGCTGCGCAATCCCGGCGTACATCTTCGCCACGTTCTGTGCGCGTGCCACGTCCGGCTCACCAGTCGGCGTGTAGAGATCGAGCGCCTTGGCGTGATCGATGGCTTCCTGATCCGACAACGGGCCGGCCGGTTCTTTCACCGCGGGCGCCGGCTGATTCAACTGCGCGACGAGATCGGGACGGCGCTGGATGCCTTGAATGATCGGCATCGCCGCGCGAATCTGCGGCTCCACCTCATCGTACCGTTGCGCCTTCGGCCGAATCGTGGCGAGTTCGGTTTCCGCCGCGGTGAACTTGCCTTCCGCTTCCTTTCGGCGTCCCCGCTCCGCCTGCACCGCGGCGAGTGGCACCATCTTGACGCCCGTTGCCGTGGTGACGACGCCTTCCGGCTCTTGCTCCTCTGCTGCTGGCTCCGCGGCCGTCACGGTGGGATCCGTAATGGCGCCAACAAGCGTCGCGTTCTCCTCCGATTCCAGCGAGACTGCGCCGGCCGGTAGTCCTTCACTCATACGTTCGCTCCTTCATACACCGCGAGAATTTCATCAGCAAAAAGCACCAGATGGCGTTTGGCATTCCATTCCAAGACTTGCCCCGCGCTGGGCGGGAAGATCACGACATCGCCGAGTCGCACATCGAGGCCATCCGCGCAGGCGATCACTGTGCCGATCACCTCGGGCGCGTCATACTCGACGGTGACGAGCCCTGACTCCCGTTCAGTCAGGGACTGATCCTCGGTCTTCACGATCACGCGATCGCCTATCACCTGTAGGATCACAGTGACCCACGCCGAGAGACAGCCAACTCCCGCTCCGCCAGCGGACGCACATGCTGTAGGCGCGCTTCGAACTCGGTCAGCAGTCCTTGAATCTGCTTCTGCGCCACGACGATCTGCCGGAGCTTGGCCGTGGCATCGCTATCCGCCTGCTCCGCGGCCGCGCTGTTCACTGCTGCCTGAAAGCGGGCGCCGCCCCCGTCGTGTGGTGTGCCCCACTGCTGCGCCACGTAGGCTTTGAACCGTAACCACCCCGACGATCGAAAGAGGGTGTCAAGGTCTTCGTATTCCTGCTTCTGCTCGATCGCTGACATCTAGGCTCCCATCGGTGGGCCGCCGCCACCCGTTAACATCGCGGCAATCTGTGGCGGGAGCCCTGGTGGTAATCCAGGCGGCGCGCCCGGCATCCCCGGAGGCATACCCATCATCGGCGGTGGCATCTCTGGTTGCTTGAGCCACGCCTGCTTGTCAGGAATCCGGAACAGCCGCAAGGCCTGCTCAAGCGCGGACTTGGCTGCTTCCGGATTCATCCCGATCTGCTGCATCATCGCCGGCCAGATCTTCATCAGCATCGGCAGGGACTGCAGGAACTGGATGTAGTCGCCGCGCTGGCGGCTGATGTCGGCGTTCTCCGTCGAGCCCCGCGGCTTGAAGCGGAACGTCCCGGTCAGCATGTCGGGCGTGACCTTCGACTCCTGATCCTTCGACGGATCACCGCCGCGCTCGTCCAACCCTTCGAACAGGGCAGCCGGCGCATCCATCCCGCGGGACTCCTCGAGTGCGCGCAGCCAGATCGCCTGACGGACCTGACCAAGATCCTCCATCGCCTCGAGCAGGTTCTTGATCACTTCATCCATACGGACAAAGCTCTGCTCGGCGACGAGGTTGGTTTCCCCCAGCGTGCGATTCGTCTGCGGCGTCATACCCGCGGCAATATCGTTGATACCCGCCACGCGTTCCGCCGCGGTGATAATCTCGCGCTCGCGCTCCATCGCCGGGCCCGTGAGATCCGGCACGTCCATCGGCATGATCTCGTTCATGTCGCGCACGTCGATCACCGCTTTCGGCCCCATCGGCTGCAAGTCAGGATCCCAGAGCGCGTTGCTGAGCCGCTTGATCGGCGCGTTGATCACCATTGCGGCCCGATCGGCGAGCATGTTGCGCCAGGCCGTGTGCTCCTCGACCGTCGTGATCAACTTGTGCCCGAGGAAGGAATACCCCTCATGGGAGCGATCCGTGCGCGGGAACGGCACGAACAGGATGTAGCGGCCCTTGTTCACGTCGTCATGCTTCAACCGGAGCAACGTGCGCGACGGCAGATGCACCGTGCAGACGTACCAGCGCAGGCCCTTCCCGTCCAGGTTGTGGAGGATCTGGACTTCGTAGAGTTCCTTCTCCGCGGTCGGACCTTCTTGAGCCACCACGGGAATCGGCTCACCAGAGGGGGACTGCGCGGAATTCACTTCCGGCGACCGATTGATCTCGCTCAGCGTGTCCTTGCCGTAAACGCCGGCCCTGATCGACTCTTCTAACTGGTCGATGCGCCTGGTGAAGTACTTGGCGTAACCCCAGATATCCGCCTTCTCGCGTGCGTGGGCGGGGAGGACGTGGAAATGCTCGTAGCTCAAGACCCGATAGCCAGGGCCCTTGCGCACGCGGGTGACTTCATCGATCACCGTCTTAGCCGCCGGGGTCATGTCGTCTTCGACTTCGATGAAGTTCCCGGATTCGTCTTGCTCGAGCTCGGGCTCCATGCCTTCCGCATTCAGCACAAAGCCGGGGCTGCCATCCGTAGGCACCTTCAGCTTCGCCATGATCTCTTTGCGGGTGACGCGTTCGGTCGTGTCTTCGAACACCTCCAGCACGCCGCGTGTCTCGATCAGGGACGCATGGATCACTCGCGCGAGGAAGGCCTGTAGCCCTTCAGACTCGGCGGCCCACTGGTGGAAGTCCTCAACGAACGGGGCCTTCTTCGCAGACAGCCCCCAGCCTTCGACCGTCCAGATCGGATCGACCATGATCGTCCGCAAGATGCGCGCGCGTAGGGCGTCAACCTTCTCCGTCCCCAGGTAGGACGTGAGGTCCGCGGCATCCTGCCACGCGTTTGGGTTCTGTTGGCGCGTGCGGCCCTGCTCGTAGAGCGTCCACCAGTAGCGGACCTCTGGGATCGGGACAGAACGCTGACTAATCGCGTTGGTCAGTTCGGTGCAAAGGAATTCAGTGAAGGCGGCTTTCTTCTCAGCCGAGAGTGTCACATCCCATGCTTGCTGTTCGGGGCTCGTGCGAGCCATCTAACAGCCCCTCTTGCCGCCGCCCTTCTTCGATCCGGATTTCTTGCCGCCCGGACGAGGCGTGGTGAGTTGGGGAAATGCTCCAGTGGTTTGCATAATCGTTACTCCGTGGTGTGCCCGATGTGCCAGATGTGCCGCCGTGCAGGGCAGCGATAGGGATGCAGAATACCGTCGCCGCGACGGTCTTTCCCGTGCGTGCGTAGGCTCTTGACCGCGCGCTTCGCTGAGCCTTCCGTCTGGAAGTCCGCCTTCCCGCACGCGCACCGAGGGCGCCTGTCGACGTCAGGCTGGAATGGCATCAGGGCCGACGTCGACAGGCCAAAGAAGCTCACGATGTGAACCCCACCTTGCGGTAAATCGGACGGTCGTCGGCGTCATAGAGGACGGGCCGCGCACGATCCGTTACGATGCGCTCGCCCATCGGTGGCGTCTCGTCGTGCTTCAAGCCTCCGGTGTCGACCGTGACGTTACCTGGGTGATAGGCAGAGCCTCTGATCTCGAGACGGGCGCGAGGAATCGCCTTCACATCCCGCCCCGCCGGCTACCACGCCGCACCATGTGATCCGCTGGATCATGATCGCGCTGCTGGCGCTGCAATTCTCGACTCTCCGCGATCTGCTGCTGCAACTGCATCCGCTCAGGCGCCGTTTGATACGCCGCTGCTGCCGTAATGAGATCGCGCGCGGAGGGGGCAATCGGAATGTGCTCCCCAATCACCGGATACTCGAGCGCGTTCATGAGATCGTCGTAGCGCGTGCCCTTCTTCGGCTTCCTGACGTTCGGATGCGCGTCACTGGGGGCCTTGTCATCCCAGATGTAGCCCGCGGTAAACGCCGTTGTCAGGATCTTGGAGTTATGCTGCTCGATAAGACTCTCGCCCTGCCACACAAACTCAGTCGAGATCGGTGACATCTGGAAGCCGGGACTCCCATCCGTGGCCGTGCGCAGCATGTAGCCCCCAAGTATCTGAATCGCGCTCGCGCGAATGGGCGCCTGATTCGCGTTCTCCGTGTACCGCACCGGCACGCCGAGTTGATGCAGCAGCTCCACTGGAGTGTTCTGCATCCCGCCATTACCCGTCGCCCCTGTCGGATCGCACCACGACTGCACATCGTGCGCGAGCGGAAACATCTTCTTTCTGAGCGCGATCGCCTTGGGCGCGAACGTCTCCAAGAACATCTCCGAGCCCTTCACGCTCCATAGCACGCGAATCGCCGCCAGATGCCGTAGATACTGAAACCAGACCACAGCAGGCTTCTCTTCACCGAAGTCCCAGCCTTCCAGCAGCGGATAGAGCGGGTTGAAGTCGATCGGCCTGGGCGCCACATGCCATTCACGCTTGAACTGCCGGCCATAGACCGGCGTCCCGCGCAGCGTCACACCCCGCCGGCCCTCGATCACGGTCGCGCGCTCGGGATGGCCCTCGGGATAGTCCGCTTCGTACCCGGCGATAACGTGCGGGCCTAGATTGTGCGCATTGGAATGGAGGTCGGCCCGAATGTAGCGATAATCAGGCCCATCGTGCGTCGGGCAGGCTTTCGCCAGCCAGTGATCATCATCAACGCAGTTCGTAACGAGCATGATCTGCAACGGGTAGTCGTAAGGTGTCCCGTTGGGCTTACGCGATTGGCTCAGGCGCTCCTTCAGTCCCTTGAAGTTGCGCGCCAAGATCTCGCTCGCTTCCTCCACGACGATCACGGCCAGCGTTAACCCCTTGTATTTGCTATGGATGAGGGCTTCTGTCGACACCTTCAGCGAGCGCATGTAGACGCGTGAGCCGTTCTTGAAGTCCCACGCCCCTTCCTGCGCACTCCAGACCGGACGCATGTACTCGGGGAAGAACTCGCACACCTTCAACCACAGATCGCGCAACTGCCCAAAGACATCCTCGTCCTTGTAGCGGCAGTAGAACATCTGGATACCGGGATGCAGCCACGCCAGCCCAATCAACTTGAACGCCGCCCCCCAGGACTTCGCAGATCGCGGAGAGCCCTCGACCAACACCACGCGCTCGGCGGCCTCTTGAATCTCCACCTGAGGGCCCGTCATCGGCGGCAGATGAATCAACTCAGGGCTTGCAGTCAGCACCAGGCACCTTGGTAATCACGAGCGTCACGGTCTGCGGAATCAGATCCTTGCCACCTTCGCCAGTGACTTGCAGTGGTAAGACCTTCCCAACCAAGGTGAGGAACGGGCCGGGCGTATCTTGGGCGCGCGCGATGAGGTAGTCGACGCCACCCGCACCAGACAGCGCCGCGAGGATCATGTCCTTCAGTTCGCCCGTGACCTTATTGACCGCGCCTTTGGGCTTGCGCTTGCGACCGTCACCCTTCTTGAACGCCCCAGAATTCGCCATACCTTATGCCGTCTCCACACGCTGGAGACTTCGCATTTCACGGCCTGAATTCACTAATATCGGAATCAGCGCCTCCACGTCTTTCGGCGTGCTCGTGATGAACGGCACGCCCGTTTGACGACTCAGGCTTTGCGTCAACGAGAGATGCGCGGGCGCCGTCTGCCCGAACGTGTCGTAGAAGGCCAGCGTGGGGACACCCCAGCGCATCGCACCCTGCGCCATCCCGCCGTAGGTGCCCACGTAGCCTTGTGCTCTGGCAATCACTGCCGACTGAATCGCGAGGTTGTTGAGCGGTGTCTGCTCCGCTAAGTCCGTGAGCCGTAAGACGTTCGGGATACGCCCGAGATTCACATCCGCGTGATCGTCGGTCTGGAAACCCGACTCAATCAGCACTACAGGAATGTGTGACGCGATTGCCTGTACCGTGCGCCGCATCCACAGCAACAGATCTTCCCGGTGCGGCCACGTTGGACGGGCATACCAGCGCATGGCGAGGTATTTCTCGGGAAGTTGGCCAGCAAGCTCCGGCGCGATCGGCGGGGCGGGCATCGTCACCGCGTGGAGGAGCTTCCCGTCCAGCCACTGAATGGGCTTCTGGCCCTCCCACCATGGCGCGATCAACTGATACATCCATGAGGGGCTGAGGACGTGATACTTCCGGATCCCGAGCGACGTAGCCGTGAGCGCGCAGACGTGCCGCTCCCACGCGTGTGTCTCGTGCTGCTTGATCGATCCCGTCTGCTGCGAGGACTGAATACTCAGGACGCGCGCGACGTCGATTGGGAGATGCTCGTAGAGGTCCGCGTGGCCGGCCGTCTGATACCAGGCGCTCGAGCCGCCACGCCCAATGGCAATCAGGCGCTCAGCGGGGATCTTGTAGCGGGCGCGGAGGGCATGGAGGAAGGGAATCCAGTACAGCAGTTCGAACCCGACTTCAGACCGCCACGGCCCGATCAGAATCGGACGCGATGAGGCGGCGAGATGTCGGGCGGTAAGAGCCCACTGGGCACGAAGAAGCGGGTACGGCTGCGATCGCATGCGGCCAAGCTAATGATCGAATGCGATCGTGGTGTCTGTACGGAAACTTCTCGCCGGCAGGATGGGCAGCGCCACCGACGCCCCCGCGCATCCCGATACGGTTGCTCGCACGACACACAGAGCCCAGTGGCCAGTAGGCCCATGATGCGCAGGAAGTCGCGGGTGTGCCGGATCACCCGCATCGTCTCCGCGGCCTGCCTGGAGGTGTGACGCTTACATTGGTCGCAGAGATAACCCACGGCCGGGCGCCGGCAGCCCTTCCCGTGGCATTCACCTCGAGCGGTCTTCTGTTCCCGCCAATGACGGACGCGGATCGCCCCTTCGGTCACGGTGTCTCCTGTGTCTGAATCCTCGGTGAGCCATTATCGAACGCCCGTTTCTCGTCGGCTTCGTCTGGGTGCTGTCGGTCGTGATGGACGGGGGCGCGGAGTCGGGTTAGTTCCGCTTCGGCGGCTTCGGCGCGTTGAATCGACTGCATGTTTCTCTCGTTCGCGTCGATGTGATTCTTACGAGACACGCTAAGTTCCGCTTCCAACCGCTTGTCGAATTGGGCTTTCATGGCTGCCAAGGTGTCGCGTAATTCCTGATCAAATCTGGCGTTATCCTGCTTCAGCCGCTCGGTCTCCTGCTGATCGACGGGGGCGGACTCGGCGCGCACTCCACCAAGACGAAGCAGTCGATCGATCTCCGCGGCGATCAGCGCGCCCGCCTTCGTCAGATCACGAACAGGATCGCCCACGCTCGGCTTCCATTCGCAGGAACCGAACGGCCAATGCTGGTCCGCGTCGAGTCGCCCAGAAGCGTGAAGGGCATACGCCACGGCCGACCGCGTCATCTCAAACGAGGTGTGCTGGTCGTCGTGGTCGCGCAAATAGCCTTTCCGCGATTCCTGCCGGGCTCTCTCAGCCGCAATAAGGCGAGTGCCGTCCATTGAGTTCTCCTGTTCCACGCTGAGTGGCTGTCTGTCCTCAACGGTGACGCACGCGAATCCTGTGACATCGCACGTCGTTGAGAGTGAGGTCGCTCCGCAATCCTTGCATCTCGTCATGACCGCTCCAGTGCCTCGTAGGCCTCGCAAATCTTGGGGAGGCGATTCCGCCGGTTGTGCTCGATGTCGGAGAGATACGGTGCTGAGAATCCAAGTCGGCGGCCCATTTCGCGCAACGTGACACCCGCTGATTCGCGCACCTTTCGAAGCCACGCGCCATCGACCACGGCCTGCGGGCTGCCACAATGAGGGCAAGGCGTGTTGACGTATTTCCTCATGGCTGTCTCTCCTGATCAGAGGGGGTCATCCTACTTAGCTCCTTGAATCCGCCGGATGACACTAATCAGCACTTGGCTAACCTCGTCGTCGTAAGGAGTGATGCGGGCTTTCAGGATGCGAACAGCCCGAGCGCGCTCCAATTGACGACCGCGACGTTCGCCCGCGTTGTAGGGCGTCTGGTTGCAGCGTTGTGCGAGAGTCAACCGTTTAGAGGGGGTCATCCTACTGGGCCTTTCGTTATTCTTCGTCGTCATCAACAGCCTCGTCTTCGCAGTCGTCGCACACTTCCGAAAAAGGCATGCCGTGATCGCATTCATCGGTATCGAACGGATCGTCGGAGTCGCACGCGCAGTCGATGCCGTCGTCGCGGCTGTAGGTTTGGCCGCAACTGGCGCATTGCTCCAGCAGTCCCCAGCCGTTGACCGAGCACGTTCCTGACCCCAGACAGAGGTCGTCAGGGCATGCCTTGAGATCGTGCGGGCAGATGCAGGCCATTTACGGCTTCTTCTCTTCCCTCTTCTTCGTCATGGCGTCTTCTCTGCGCGATCGAGGAGGCGAACAGCGTTGGCGTATATAACCTTCGCCTCCTCCGCGAGTGCTACCGATTCATCTAATCGCTCGGCCCAGATGTCCGCCTGTGACTGCGCCTCGTTTAGGAGCTTCATAGCTGCGCGGTTGATCAAGAAGGCCGCGAGAAACATCACGAGGCCGAACACCGCAAACCCGCGTCCAATCATCTCGTCCTCGTTCATGGCTGCTCCTTCTCCGGTTGGGGCTCCGGTGGGACAGCCGCGAAGGCTTCACACAGGCAGGTATCGTCATCGCCATGGCACGTATGCGGCTCCGCGTCTGGGTTATGCATCGACTCGCGATGACCGCATACACACAGGGGCTCCGGTGGGACGATGAGGGGAACAGGCGGGCCGATTACTGACACGTCCGGGCCATCGTCGCTCGTCACGCGAGTGACCCACGCCTGCCCGAGCTTTATTTGGTGTTCGCAGCCGCACGGCTGGCGACGTGGTTGATCGCAGTGGCATTCGCATTCAATATCAAACCCGCA